AGTAACGGATGATTACCTGGAAAAGTTATATCTGGTTTATCTTGAGAAAACGGATTCAAGCTCTAATATTGAAACATTGAATGAACAGTTTGAAGCAGCAGTAAAAGAAGTTACTGATGATGCTTGGCTATTTCAGATGCCTGAAAAGCTGGTTGCAGATGAGACAGAACCCGAATTCAATTTAGAACCCAAAGCAGATATACCTGAACCAGATATACCACCAGTCCTAAACGCGAAGAAGATGACCTCTGCCGATACTGAAGAAATGCCAATGGACGAGGTGTATGATGTAGGGACGTTGATAGGTTTGACTGAGGAACAGAAAAGTCTATTAGCCCACGTAAAGTATGCAAGTGTTACCAAAAATAAAGTGTCACCAATGGCAGTAGTTTTGGATGACAGCGGATATTCAACATATGAAGTGGATAACGATGTCAAAAAAGTAATCGCCGGACATAAAGATATCACCCTGCTAATGGCGCACGAAGGGGAGTATAGTTTTTTCGGAGGCGAGGTAGATAAGTTAGCCACTGTTCCAGAGTTCAAGACAGCTTATCTTATAACCAACAACGGTACGATATTCAAACTTGAGAAGGATCCGGAGCACAACCTCCTAACACCAGATTTTGCGAAGGGGTTAACCTCAGGTATAGATTATGCAAACACACTAAATCTTAATGAAGGTATGGATTCTGAAGAAGCCTATTTCCAAGCAAGTGTCTCAACCTTCGATGTTTATGGTATTAAGTTGACCAAAGAATACGACCCCGTCGCAATACTTCAGGAAAAGGAGGATCAGCGGGCATTGGACGAATACCACATAAGTCGGGCAGATCTCGGTATTGTACCCCGGGACAAACTGAATTTCACAGAGCATTTCAAAGAAAAAGCGGATAGTAACTTTAAGCAGTTTGTAGCACGAAAGGTTAGTAGTAATAAAACGTTCGATGGAAAAGACGTGAGCGATACTTATGACCAGTTAACTGGTGTCTATAAGCAATCTAATATCCCCGGACTTCATGCAGCAGTAGATAACTATGTAGGTAGTAACTATCAGCGAATAAACGGCTCCTTACGTTCCGACCCATCCGTCTTCTACCGCAAGTTACGAAATGCACATACCGGATTAAGTGAAGATGAAATTCAAGCGACTATCCAAGAAACGTATGCTTTGCGAGATAAGGTAACCACTGCCATTGCCAAGCAGCCACCCACGACTGAAGATATGGTGGTATATCGTGGTGTTCGGGTAGCATTAGAGGATATGAAAAAGAAGCCGGCAGCGTTAGACGATTTAGTAACCCTTCCTGGTTTTACATCATCATCTTTGGAAGCATCAGTTGCGAATAGCTTTATGAACAGTGGGAATATCATTTATCAGATAGATATCCCGAAAGGTAGTACAGGGGTCCTATCGGGATTCAATTCTTCTGAAAAAGAAGTCTTGTTCCAGAATAACTCATCATTCCAGGTTGTGGAGACCCAGAAGTCTGGTGCAAGAACCATAGTCCACCTACGCTACGTGTCTCCTGATTCGCCAGCAGGCAAGATAGAATCCTTGAATATAAGCGATAAAGATAAGCAGGAACTCATTACAAGATCTTACAACAACTCCTTTACTTTTGACAAAACGATGTCAGTGAAAGGAGAGACAGTATGGAAAGCTTTTCAAAGTGGGAAGTTAGATTCCGGCGGTGCTACGGATGCCTTTGGACGGTATTTTACAGACATCTATCCTGCCGCAACTACTCCAATTTCTCAATACTCACCTCGGACAAAGGCAGCGTTGTTTGATATGCCAAACCACGACTACTACTATCGTAACAAGCTGATGAGGATGGGCGAAGAATTGTTTGTCCAGGAAATGAAGGTTAACCCCGGGGATGACCCGAATCCTTTGAAAAGGTTACAATCGTTCAAGGAATACAATGCCACTGTACTCCAAGCATTCGACGAATGTAAGCCCACAACGGAAGAGTTGATAGTCTTTCGTGGTGAGGAGTTTGATGCAACCGTCCTGCACCCTGAGATTATCCCGATTGGGAATACCTATTCGCCAGCAGGTATAGTTAACACTTCTTTGGATGCAGGCTGGGCAAAGAACTTTGAAAGAGATGGTGGAACTGTTTATCAGATAGATATCCCGAAAGGTAGTACAGGAGTAGTTGGTGGTTTCAATGAAATGGAGACAGAAATATTACTGAATGATAAGTCAACATTCCTGGTAAAGGATTATAAGGTAGTAAATGGTAAGATTAGTTTGGTTCACCTCCAATACATCGATCCAAAGCAGATAAAGGAAATCGACGATGCTATGGTAGGACCAAGGTTATCTGGCGAAGCACAAACGGCCTTCCGATGGAAACAGCAAGAAGCAGACCGAAAACAGATGAAAGAGAATTTGACAAAGCATCTTGAGAAGGTAGCAGTAGAGCAGGCACGGGAGAAGGCAGAAATACAAGCGGAAGTTAGCCGCCAGATATGGGTAGTTGAAGATTCTTGGGATAACCCGATAGGACAGTTTAGTACACCAGAAGCGGCAGATTACTTTATAAAACATGGAACGAACTTGACAAATGTTAGGCAGAAGATATATGTTAAAGATACAGCTATCGATCCGGCGACAGACTTCTGGACGAAGGATATGGATGGGAAGAAGACAGTAACGCCTTTAACCGTAGTGGAAGAAGTGCAGAAGGATACTACCACCAAACCAAAAATAACTCCACCCAATGATTATGTTTGGCAAGTACTGGACGCGGAATCGGGTGAAGCTATAGGACAGTTTCTTACTATGCCAGAAGCACAGCACTATGCAGCAATAAACGGTACTTCTACTATCAATATCAATAAGCTTAAGATTATTGGTGGGGTAAAACCGGATATAGATTTATGGCATATGGACGAAGATGGAATGATAGTCTCGAAGACACCGAAGACACCGAAGAAGAACGAGCCAGAAAAGAAAGGCATAGTTGAGAAGCACATCGCCCTTCCGCAGGACTTTGTGTGGGCAGTGAAAGATGAGAACGCCGGTTCCATCGTTGGTCAGTTTGAGGAAAAGTGGGAAGCAGAAGCATACATAAAGCAGATGGACATACAGGCAGTAGCAGTCAAGAAAAAGATCCCTGGTGGCATTACGCCAGCGGAAGATCTTTGGTTTGTGGACGAGACTGGTGAAACGAATATGGGATAACTTAGTATAAAGGAAGTAACAATGACTTATATAACAACGCAGGAAGTAGCAAGCAAATTAGGATGTAGTGAAGAGACGATACGTAATATGATTCACGAAGGGAAGATACCCGCCCTCCGTCTTGATAGGACATATCGGATGGACTGGTTGGAAGTTCAGAGGGCTTTATCTGTTACTACCAACACAATTAATACGGGGAGACCCTGATTGCCAGGAATGTTAAAACAAAAGATTTGACTTCCTCCGCCAGACAACTTAAAATTTATATTATTAGAAGGCAGTAAGTATGGCTAAAGCACTAAACATAGGCAGTGGATTGTTACTTTCCAATTCGGTAGACGTAGGTGTCGGAATAGGCACTATGCGTCAAGAGAACGGAGTGCCAGTTTATCGGTATAAGAAGGAAGTTATCCGTAGTGGTAAATATTTCAAGGACGCCGATAAGCTGGCATTTACTGTAACAAAGGAAGTGCTTGACCATTGGGCGTTAACCTTCAGTAAGTGGAAGAAGGGTGGGAATAAAGTGGCAGTTCCTGAAACGCACGATGGTGCTCAGGATCCGTCGAAGAACCGAGGGTGGGTAGTTGAGATGTTCCGAGAAGGAGATTCTCTATTCGCAATCATGGATTTGTATGGTGCAGACTCGCCGAAAGTCGCTGCCACCAACGACGTGTCCATCTATTCCCCGGTAGAAGTAACAGATGGTGCGGGTAACGTTTACGCCCGTCCTATTACACATATAGCATTATGTATGGATCCGGTCATTCCGGGACTATCTAAATTTGAGGCCATCGCGGCTTCTCGTAAACCTCTAAAACAGGAGTATCAAATGGATTCAAAGAAATTAGCCGGTCTCTTGGGATTATCCTTGGATGAGAAAGACACCGACGAAGAGAAGGACAAGAAAATCGAAGCATCAATCAAATCTCTGAAAGCGAGTAAGGCAGTAAAGGCTTCCGCGGAAGGTGAGGATTTGACTGAGGAAGAGAAGAAGAAACTGGCTGAGGAAAAGGCCAAGGCAGTAGCTGCTTCTATGGAGGAAGACGAAGAGAAGGAAAAGAAGGCTGTCGCCGCTTCCCGTTCTGCTGTTAATCCTATGATGTTAAGTTTGGCATCCGAAAACCGTGAGATGAAACTATCTCGTCTGGTAACGGCTGGCAAGATAACCCCAGCAGTATGTGAAAAGCTGAAAACGAAGTATGTCGATAAGGACGCCCTTACGCTTTCATTGGCTCGCGGTGGCGACGACTTTGACAGTGTCGTAAGTATGTTTGCAGAAAACGATCCAGTAGCTTTACGCGAACAGTCGGGTCCTCAACTACTCCAACTCGGTGACCTTCTGAAGACGGGTGGAAAGAACCCACTTTTGGCGGACGCAGAGGGCAGGACAAAGAAGTAACCTATCCAAAGGCATAGGTCATCTTGTCAAAGTCCAGTAGGGACAAAAGATAACGCAGTATTTTAGAAACAAACCATAGACAAGGAGTATTTATTATGTTAGAAGAGCAGGCAAGATTAAATGATGTATTGCTATTTGAAGAGCGAGCAGAATTTGGCTGGTGTCGGAAAGCCGCAGTGCTTTCTAAAAACACGGGTGCTACTGCTGATGTTGAGATTGGAACAGTTCTGGAAAACGATTCCGGAGACTTTGTTCCGTGCACTACTGGAGCCAATGCCAATGGCATCCTCCTGACACACGTTACTCAGGCCGAGACAATTGCCGCCGACGTGGACGTTATCGTGCTATATCGTGGACCAGCACTGTTGAAGGATGCCGGTATCGTCGTTGGCTCAACTATCCTCACTGCTGCGAAGGCGGCGTTGGCAATTCTTGGTATTGAGGTTCGTACCACACCAACCAAGTATGAAGAAGGTCTGGATTAAGTGTTAGCATAAGCGTAGTTAGCACAAACAATTAAACTCTTACAAGGAGAATAAAAATGCCGGAATTAATGTTAGATATGTTCAAAAGTGATGTTTTTGGCGTTACCAGTTTAACCCAGGCCATCAACCTACTCCCATACAAGCCGTCTAAGATTGGCTCGATGGGCTTGTTCGAATCCGCGGGCGTGGCAACAACCACACTTACCATTGAAGAAAAAGCTGGTATACTCGCGCTGCTTTCCACGAAGGCAAGGGGTGAAAATCGTGCTACGATATCCAGGAACGAAAAGAGAAAAGTTCGTTCCTTCGCTATTCCTCACATTCCATATGACGATACCATATTGGCTGAGTCAATTCAGAATGTGAGGGCGTTTGGATCTCCATCGCAGCTCCAGGGCTTAGTCCAGGTAGTGAACGATAAGATGGCACAGATGCGTCAAGATCATGAGTTAACCTTGGAATATCACCGAATTGGCGCTGTGAAGGGTGTCGTTCTTGATGCAGACGGAAGTACAGAACTCTACGACCTGTTCGATGAATTCGGCGTGTCGCAGACAACTGTTGACTTCGCACTCGACACAGTTTCAACGGATGTTCGTTTGAAATGTATCGATGTAGCCCGGGCAATTGAAGAGGCACTCGGGGCATCGATGTATACTGGTATCCATTGCTTCTGCGGTGCAGACTGGTTTGATGCTTTGATAAGTCACGAGTATGTGAAGGACGCATACCACAGATTCCAGGATTCCGTGAACCTCAGAAATGACCCGAGGAAGGGTTTTGAGTTCGCCGGGATTATGTTTGAGGAATATCGCGGGTCTGTCGGTGGCGTAAGCTTCGTTGATTCGTCCACGGCACACTTCTTCCCGACTGGTGTAAGTGGTCTATTCAAGACCTGGAATGCTCCAGCTGATTTTATTGAAACTGTCAATACTATCGGCCTTCCGATATACGCTAAGCAGGAAAGAATGAAGTTTGACAAGGGTATTGAAATCCATACCCAAAGCAATCCGTTGTGCCTGTGCAATCGTCCATCTGTTCTTATCAAAGGAACGTGATAAGCGGGTGTTAAGTAAGAACTATTAATTCATTTCTACATTTGTAGAAGGAGTAATATATGGGATACGATTGGTTTAAGAAAATGCTTCGAGTACTGATGGTCGGCGTTAATATGGCCGAATCTGTCTTTACCTTTACGACGAAGGATGGGTCAACCGGAATCGTGGTAAAGGATTCTGACGGAGCCACGGTAGCCGGCATTGATAGCAATGGTGTAGTTACTGGATCTTCTTTTGTGGGACCAGTAACTGGCACAGCATCTAAGTTGCCAATATTTGCAGCAGGAGCTCTTACAGCTGCCTGTACACAAGCAGAGTTAGTTGCGATCTGTGGAGTGGCAGCAACTCTTGGTGCTGGTACTATATTCGTCGTAACGGCGAATAGTGGAACTGGTTCTGGAAAGACGTACCTGGTAGTTAGTAATGGAACTACCTGGGACTATGTTCTTACAACGGTCGGCTCCGCTTAACCCAAATAAGGAGCAACTAATGGCTCTAACACCAGATGATAAAGAATACATCAGATTAGTTATCGCCGAGGGTCAGGCGGCCTTAGTCAATAAAATTACCGACAGTGCTATTGAGACCCACATTAAGTTATGCCCCCACGGTCAGGCTTTACAAAAGAATAAATCTTTCTTGGTAGGATTGGTTATCGGATGTAACCTGACTGGTGGTGGGCTGGTTTTAGCAGCAATCAAATTCCTTGGAGGGTAGTATGTTAGATAAAGATGAGTGGATAAAGAATCCAGAGACAGCAAAGGCTTCTCTGCTCCAAGAAATACGGGAGAGGATGACAGGTGGTCATCCTTGTTCCGACTCAATTACGGGTACAGATTGTCCATGCCCGACTGGTTCAGTATGTGTATATAAAGTTCAGTATGATGAATATCAAAGAGTGAAAGCCACACCAGCGGTTACTCTTGCCAAAGAAGAATTGGCCAGAATACAGTCTCTACCACAAACAGTGGAGGATGACGAATGAGTTTAGTAAATCTATACAAACCAAATGATTTTCAGGCAGTAACAGGTATCGTAGCAGGTAATCTGTTGAACTCCTATCGTCTAATGGATCACATTGATTTTAGGCAGGGGACGTTCCAAGATGGAGCCCCAGCATGGATTGATTCTATACGCCCATATGCGGAATATGGAAGTGGTAAAGGTATCTTACGGTGGAATCCAAAAATGTATTCTGGTGCTTATGTAAAGTCAGTAGTATACGATTTTATTCCAAATACTTGGTATTATAATGGACAAACAGTATGGTATGCTAATAATTTCTGGTACTTTATTGGTGATGAAGGCACAGTAGTACCCACACCAGCGGTAGGGGTGAGTTGGCAGTTATATGAAACTTGGGTTCAACTAGCACCAGAAACGGGCTACCCCGTCGGAGCTCGTGTAAGAAGAAATGGTTTACTGTTCTCAAGCTGGACGAATAACAATGCTACTGACCCGCTAATAAATGAAAACTTAGACTGGGAAGAAGTTGTGCAGCACGGTACTCAGTATGCCCCAACACCATACACTCCGAGAAATGCGGAAGAGGCATATGCGTGTGAAGTTTATATGGGAAGCAATGGGTACTGGGGCGGTGTGTTGTCGTTTGGTGCCTATGCTTATGGAACAGCGAATACTGTTGGTACTACCGCAGCACCATTGTATGGATACTTTGACTTCAACGGATTCAAGATTTACAATATGTACATGGATCGTCGGGTTACCGAGACCATGGCAGGGGTAGGTAGTTCTACTAACAATCCAAGTGCAAGTCAAAGAGCGGCTTTAATACCATACCTTGGAATAGCTACTGGCGATCCGTTCAATGGATCAACACCAAACTTTGATAGCCCGTGCATCTTAAGCACAAATAGTTCAAGTGTTGTCTATTCCACCAGCTATAGTACAAGTTACCCGGATCCTATGACAGGCGGTATAGTTATTAGAAATGGCTTCGTTCTGAACCAGAATAGATTAGGTGGTATGGTGAGTAATAACAATACCCTCCAAATTTTAGGTGATGTTGATGTAGAAGGACGGCTGGTTAACCTAATGTTACGAACAACCGCAGAAACGACCCAGGTAGGGTTTGTGTGTGGTAATTATCAGATATTAAGGCTCACAGAAGGAGACGTTTGCAACCAGGGCAATATTCGAGTTCGTGGTTCGATGTATATTGGACGTCCGGCGGTGTTGATTGGTGGTTTGTATGGGCGAATAAATATGTCTTCAGGATTACCACACACTTACAACTGGGGTAATATTGACGTAGAAGTAGATATAGAAATCAACGGTGTCTCCGGATTAGCTACTGGCATAAACACCAACAGCGTTGGATTGTTTGTTGGACATACTGCGAACACAGACGTTACACTACCAGCCTGGGTGTGCAATCTGAAAAACGTCCTCTTGAAAGGATCTGTAACACAGCTTTGGGTCGAAGGACAACCGGCGTGCAATATCAGCGGCTTGCTTGGTAAGAATACTGCTACGTGTACTTTTAATGTTGAGTCATTAGTGGCCGTGTTGGATTTGTCAAACCAGGCCGGCGATTGTTATGCAATTTGTTTTGAGAATCTTGGTGTGGTTGAGATAGATAGTTTATATTATGTTGGTATATCTGGAGAAATAGTTGGAATAGGGACAGACGTAGATGCTATACCACATGTGTTAACCTTGGATGGAATGAAAATCCAAAGCAATTTTACAGAATTAGATTTTGATGGTGATTGGATAATGAGTGCCTTTACGCCGATGCTGCGGGATTTTACTTTAGAAGAGATTGGCGTCTTTGAGCAGAATAATATAGTAATCACTGTTAACGTAGAGAAGAATAACTTTATGTGCGTTAATAGTTTGGTTTCTTCAAATAACTCCGTTTGCTAAGAAGGAATAAAAAGAGATGAAGAATTTTACAGTTTACAAACCGAATGCCGGGGCTTCCATTTATGCTCGTATACACAATCCAGTAGATAACACTGCCTGGGATGACGTAACGAAGACAATGGAACTTGCTGCTGGTACGACCACTGCTGATACGTTAATAGAAGTGGCATGGGACGCAACATTGCATAAATACCGTCTTCCAGTACCGGCACTGTTGCCAGTAGACAAAGAATATGATATCATATTCTATACCTCACAAAATGAAGCAGAAGTCCACCTGGGTAGGCGTGTATTAAATACTGCCTTACGCGGATTCATACAATCTGGGCAATTTAACATTCCTTCTTGGATATAATCAAAATCGTCCTATACTAATACATAGGACGAGGTGAGATCGTCAAGCAGGGCTAATCCTGGGCATCCGATTTAGAGGAGATAAAATGACATATTGTGTAAAGACAGATATATACGATGTTTACGGCGAAACGAATACAAAGAAATGGGCAGACCTCGATAATGACGAAGACTCAGCAAAGATTGATGCTCGTATTGCTAAGGCTATTGCCTGGGCGGATAATGAGATAGACAGTCGCTTGAGAAAGAGTCTTTACTCCCTACCGTTGCAAGATGAAGATGGAGATACCCCACCGGACATTCTGAATACTGCGGCATTGTTAGCAGGTGTTTGGTTATATGAAAATAGAGGGGTGAACGATTTTGACCCAGATACTGGAGCCGCAGTACACAGGCTGGCTTATCAACGAGACCGTGCCATTCGTACGATCCGAGAAATCTTAGCTGGTCAACGAACGATTCTGGCGATAACTCAATTTGACAGTTACCCGTGTGGTGGATAATATGGAAGTACATGTAACTGTAAAAGTCGATAAAGTGTTATTCGCAGAGAATTTCAACGTCGGGAAAATATTCAACTCGCCGCAGATGATAAAAGCATACAAGGCGTGGGCGGTAGTTTATCGAGCAGCTATGCAAGAGCGTTTTAATACCTTTTCCCGGGGTGGTGGTGACTGGGCTCCTTTGGCACAATCCACTATTGATGCAAGACGGCACGGTGGTAAAGGTAATCACAAACGGGGTAAACGAGCTCTTAAGAAAGCAATTGAAGGTGGCGGTGGACAAGTAACCATATTGCGAGATACCGGATTACTGTTTATGGCACTAAGTCCGGCGTTTGGTCAACCAGGACAGTTAGAATCAATTGTTGAGAATGGTATAGAAGTTGGGTTCGGTGGTACATCAGGATACCCGGACGGTAAAGCAACTATTTCTGATATTGCAGGTTTTCACCAGAAGGGGAATAAGAATCTTCCAAAACGCGAGATACTTGTGGAACCACCAGTAGGGGCAATCGATACAATGAAAGCTATTGCAGTTAAAGCAGTAGAAGACTATTTTGGAGCATTGAAATGAAAGACCCGTTATCATTGGTTTACGAAGGCTTATGGAATATCCTTGAGCAAAGTGTAGATTTCACAACAATGGTTAAACCCGGGAATCGTATTAAGTTCTCCGGTAATAACAGAGCACCATTGAAAGAAGAGGCGATGGCTGCTGATTATCCAGAGGTACGGATAACGACGCTGTCCTCAGAGCCACATCTCTGCCGCACTTCCAATGGTAGTTCTCTGAAAAAGACGTTTGCTATACAGGTCCTCAGCGGGGATCAGCGAGTTGATGCAGTTGACTTTCCTCTTGAGTGGATAATTTATAGTGCGTTGAATAGACGGTATGATACATTAGCTGACCTGACCTGGAAAGGAAAGCAATTTGTCAAAGTGCTTCGGGCACTAAATATTACAGACAACTTTGCTATGGGCGACGCAACACATCCAGCCATACGCGGGTGGGTATCCGTGTGGGCTTGTGAAATAGAAATGTGGTTTCAAACAACCGATTTATAGGAGATAATATAATGTCAGTATTAAGTGGAAAACTTGGTGCAGTTAATGCAGTAGATACCGTTCGTAGTTGGAGAATTTCAACCTCGGCAGCACTACAAGCATTCATAGCATCCAACACAAATGGAATGTCAGGTCAGGCAGAAGGTAATGTTGACTGGGTGGGGCAGTATGCCGCCTATGGACATACGCCACTAAAGATGCCCGGGGATACCTTTACCTTTACAGGCTCCTGCGATGGGGCGAAAGGTTGCTTTGGTCCTGCGATAGTTGATTCTGCGGAAGTAGTTATCGACATTGAGACCGGAGCAGTAATAGCACACACTGTAAACTTTAGTGGAACGGGTGCTTTAACTTTGGGTGCTGCTGTTGTAGCAGATAGTGAAGTCCCAGCAATCTTTTCCAGTATTCAAAGGAAAGTAGAGATGTCTGCCATAGCAGGTGCGGTGGCATACACTGAACTTGCCCACATCAGAACGGTTACTTTACGATTCTCGGCAGCGAATACCGCTTACGTGGATTCAAGCACCTCCGGACACGTGAGCAGGGAGGCTGGCAATTTGACAGTCGGGCTTTCCTTGAGTGTGTACGAAGCATCTGGGGACTTGGCGAATCTTGCAGCAGTATTACCAAATACCTGGAAAAAGGTTCGTGTATATGTAACGGCGACGGAATACTGGGAATTCAACGCCTGCGTCTTTGAGAATGCAACTGATTTTGTTATAGACAGGGAAGCTGCTACGATATGCGGTTTTACTATCGGGGCAAGATTCTCTGGCATATACAACGATGGCACAGGTCTGGTTATCGGTTCTATCGTGGATCCGGCTGAAAGTCAGTGGTGGCCTGTAGGCGATTAATTTTAGAAAGGGAGATGCAATGTCAACTCATATGGCAGGAGTGCCTATAGAACTCATTTTTCAAGATAAGAAGTATACCTTCCACCCACTCCGGGATATGGATTACGGGGAATTTGAGGCGTGGGCACAAGACAGGTATATCCAAGTAACTAAACGCAATATAGCAGATCTACCGGAAACGGAAAGACATATGTTGCTCTTACAAAGTTTTGAGCGGGCATCCTTGATAACATTTAGTTCCAAGGAAGCTCGTATTCTTATGTCAAGCGTTGAAGGTGCCGCGAAACTGTTGCATCTAAGTATACGGCGAGGCGAACCAGCGATAACAGAGGACGACGTGAGAAAGTTATGCACGGATCCTCAGTTTGTTGTAAAAGCGTTTGATACTATTGCTCAACTAACGTCCCCGGCGATACGGAAGGCTGCTCAGGCTAAAAAAAAGAGCGGGAAGTTACCCGTGAAGAGGTCTACAAGACGCTCGCTGAAAGGTATGGGTGGACAACTGAAGAAATAAGGCAGTTGACACCATACCAACAAAGTGTCTATCTATCAGGCGATAAGCAGGATAAAGCAGACAGTTTAGACGAAGCTAAAGCAATTGTTGAAAGGTTAAGAAATGGCGGATAATGTAACTATTAAAATCGGAGCCGAAGTTGGTGGCTTCACCGATGGGGCGAAAGAAGTCCAGGATAGCATTAAGAAGATCCAGGATGCCGCAAAGGATGTTGGAACCGCGGCGAAGGGTTTGATACCAGCAGACGATGCTAATGCTGCAGCTGGTGGTGTGGATAAGTTGTCCGATTCCTTGTGTGAGGTTCAAAGCATTATGGGACTTCTCGGAATACAGTCGCAAGCACTTGCCGCAGCACTTCGCGTATTAACCCTGGCTACCGGAACTATGAATACTGCTGGTATGGGTTACGTAGCAGTTATGGCAGCGATGGCAAAAGCTACTAAAGCATTTCTGGTCAGTCTTGGTCCCATAGCTATCGCCGTGCTTGCTATTGCAGTGGCGGTATGGGCGGTAACCAAAGTTTGGGGTTTTTATAAGGACGCTCAGGAACGTGCAAAGAAGGCAACTGAGGATTATCTTGCATCATCTTCAGAAGGCTTTGACCAGCTCCGCAAGTTAGAAATTGACTATTACAATGCCACCAAACAAGCTGCGTTAGCAAAAACTATGGAAATAGGACAGTTACGGGAACTCGAAGACAAGAAAGCAAATGACCTATTCCAGAAGCAGAAGCGGGCTCTCCATGAAATGAAAATGTCGGAAGAACAGTATGCTGCCGAACTCGAGATGATTGTAGAAGAGAGAAATAGGAAACTTGTATTAATCGAGCAAACGTACAATGCCCGGATAAAGCAAGATGCTGAAGAACGAGCGGAAGAAGCAGGTAAAGCAGCGAAGGAGGAAGCAGACGCAAAGGCTAAAGCATCGAAGGAAATCCTGGAAGCTTTACAAGAAGAAAAAGAAATGTATGGTGCTACCGCCGGAGCCTTGTTGGAAAGAAAGCTAATCTTACTTGGCACCGCGGAAGCAGAAGCAGCGTTAGCAAAGGCTACCCGGGATGAGTTAGACGCAAAGAAGGAACGAAACACTATCAAGGATACTTTGAAAGAAGAGTATGAAACCTACGCCCTGACCAATGGCGAATTAATCAAACGGCAGTTATTGTTAGCAGGTGCCTCAGAAGCCACAGCAAATGAAATGCAGGCATTACGTGAGAAGATAGATGCCGCGAAAGAAGCGGAGGAAGTCAATAAGACTCACGAGAAAACGATGGAAGACCTAACATTCCAATTTGAGTTAAACACAGCCATTCTTGAGAAGAACGTAGAAAAGCAGAGGGAGCTGAATATTCAGAAACGAATAGCTGCCGGACTGTCTCGTGAACAGGCGATGGCAGAAGTGGACGTTAGGAATAGCATTGAAGCCCAAACTGAAGCTATCACAAAAATGAAGCAGGAAGAGCAAGAGCAGTTAAATAGAGCGAAGGAAATGAACCAGATTCGCAAAGTTGGTCTTGAGCAATTATATGACCAGATTCAGACAGGATCTAAAGCAACGATGTCTACTTCCTCGTCCGCAAGCAGCAGCAAGAAGTCCTTGGCGGAAAGTTTGACAGGGGCAGTATCGTCCGCTACGGGTGGTGGAAAGATGGTTGAAGTATTGGAAAAGATTCTCGACTTACTAACTGATGTTAAGAGGGGATTGCCCCTGATAGGAGTAGCAGGATGACCGCATTTAGTGAAGTAGATGGCTCACCACAGGTAGACGTAACTATAGAAGGTGTTACTGTAGTCAGACAATTTAAGATTGCCTGGGGACAGCGAAAGAGCTTTATGCAAGATTTACTGGGAGTTAAGGATCACGATTATCCAGAAGCCCTGTGTAACCACGTCAAGTGCAAACGCTTCCCCGGAAAGGTTATGAGTAGTGGTGCTGATTATTGTTACTACGAATATGCGTTGGTGGATGCTGAGTATTCCTCAAATACCTTTGTAAGTATTGCGGAAGAGTTAGCTCCATCTGCGGAATTTCTTACTTTGGATGCAACCAACTTCAAGTGGGGATCTGCCTTAGGTGCAGATCTTGAGCCTTCAGAAGCCCCAGGCAAATTAGATATGACGTTAGATTATACAGTTAGTTGGAAAAATCTAACTGTCCTTAATCCCAACCTCCTCATCGCTGGCGGGCATGTAAATGTAGCTGATGTCAATCCAAGCATTACCATCAACTCAAGATTAATGGATATCGTGTTTGAGGCACAGACACTGCTAATGCATCCGCCGGCAGTAACCAGGTCTTGGGATTTCGTTGAACAGGTAGCAACCTACGATATGACAGTACGGTTTACCTATCGACCAAACTTCTATGGTGGGGTGGCAAAAGGATGGAATTGGATATGGCGTGCGGATTCTGGATGTTATGAACAGATCTGGAGCACGAAGACTTCGGCAGCAATCAAAATCTACGAGACGATGGATTTTTCAGGTAGCTTATGGAACTAGAATTTGTTAGAGGAAAGAAAATCACGGCGAAAGCCTTAAACGCTCTTCGGGCGAATAGGGTAAGTAGTCCTAACACAATCCAAACGCCATACGGAACCTATCAAAGAAAGAGCGTAGTTGCGGCAGATGGTGGAACGCCAACGCCCGCAGAACAGCTTTATGTGAAGATAATTGCAGCATTGAGCAATGACCAAAATGGCGTTACCGGGATTAGTCAGTATGTCTGCCGGTTTGACACATCTTCTTATGAAGCCTGGGTAGAAGAAGGTGGGACAGAGGATGATGGCGATTATTCAGAAAATGCTTATGTAACTGGTTCTAATAACCGCCTGTACCAATGCAAACTTGTCTTGGATAGTGGTTTAATAAATCCAGTATTAGATACGACTGAAGTTAACTGGGCATTGATGGACGAGGTGGCAGTAAGAATATGGCATGACCCAGGAAATTTGGAATCACCACAATTTACTTCCGTAGAAGATATGCGGGACTATACGCCCAGATTAACCGTTGGTCAACGCTACCCTGTGATTGAGTGGAACGAAGAATACTATTTCCAGTTACAGTTTTCTTATGTAGGAGTTCCCGGGGAACGGTCAATAAGTTGGAATGAAGAAGAGGACAGAATGATGGCGTGTGTATCAGATACGGTGGGGAGCACCTAATGACTAAAAACTACTACTGGAACCAGGGCTGTCAATTCCCGATTACCGGGAAGGATGTAATTGACGGTCGGTGCTACATGTTTCTTGAGGCAATACGAAAGCTGTGTTTTCTGCTTCAATTCCCCGCCGCCGGCTATTATAAGAACGATATTTCATGCAGAGATGGTGGGCATTTACTTGAGTACGTTGCTGGGAATATCTATTATTTGGACGACGATGAAGTTGCCTTCGCCAACTATACTACGTATATGGCAGCAAACTATTCTGGGACGGTAGAAGAAGCTCATTATCAAAGCGAATTGAAAATCTATTCCGGTGGTGTGATATGGGCGTATAATGTAGCTTCAGTTAAGACAACTAAAAACGTTTATTATTCAGGCGCCCGCTCTACTGCCCCACCTGAGAATGGTTGGTTTGAACCAAATACCAAGGGTGTATGGACAAAGCATCCAAGCAGGAATCGCTACTACGAATGGGATTTCAATAGTCTCCGCAATCTATACGCCGGGAATAGGTATCAGAATATCGATTTAAGTTATACTTACGTCAACCCCGGCGGTAGGGATTATAAATTCTTGCCGAAGAACTTTGACCCGTTCGAAGTATTACAACCGAAGTTTAGATTACCAGAAGCAATGCAGGGAAAAGCAAAGTTTGTTTCTGGTATGGCATTATCAGATAATCAGTACTACTGGTATAACCTGACCAGCGAAGGGGTGGAAGTTCCACGACTATGGAAGTGTTTAGATTATGCTACTGCTGATAGCCCGTCCCTCACTTCCGCCGATTGGTCATTGTATATGCCGGAATACTCTTCTACTGATTTTATGTTCCAGAGAAAAGAAATTGAGTTGCAGAAGTGGGATTTTTTCAAGGAGCCAATTCAAGGGCCTCAGTATACCACCGCAGAAGCAGTGGAAGTTCTAACTCATCCATGGCAGGCATTTACTCAGTACGTTCAGTTATCCGGGTGGCCTTCGGGGTTAGGTGTTGGGGTTGGGGAAGGTCGAACATTAGACGAGCCAAAGTTATGCTCAACTACGGCAGCGTATATAGAAGCGAGTCTTGATTGGCATAGTTTTAGTGCAGAAGTAGATTCTGATTATAAAGCCAACTATCACAAGTGGTGTGGTGGTGTGTATCAAGGAGACTCTTACACGAGTTATGATAAGGCATTAGAAGCAGAAGCAGCTATACTTGTAGCTCCTATTACTAGCATCTTTTGGGGCTGCAACGGTTCAGGATTTGAGTGGGCACTTAAGAAGGTTGGGGATTGGGATTGGTATTTTGATACCAGCTACCCACAGTATTCTTATCTTCAGACAGCACTTGACGAAGCCATAGAAGCGGAGGATGATGATGCCATTACTGCCATCAATAACGTAATCTCAACAATTACCGGAACCTGGAGAAGGACGTGGAAACACTCAATAGGTACTCCTCAAGAACAACTTAATCTAGTTCCGTCCGATTATTCTCTAACAGCAGATGGCTGTCCTCCACGCCCGCGATACAATGATAGCGGAACTTTGATAACCTTAGCTGCCTGGGAAACAATTGCAGCAAGCCACTACGTAACTTCTGCGGTGACTGTTGGTAATATTACAGAAAGACACGAACCGACCCAGAGCTACGTTTCTGGCGGTCAGACAGTCCGGGAATGGGAGATTGATAAGCTTACTGCCTTTATAAATGAGATATGGAACGTGTTGACTGTTGAATTAAGCAAGGAAGGAAACCCTGTATCACTCAGTATGGGGCAGTTAGGTGCGGGATATTACATGGTTGGTGACGAAGGGCAAGCCAATACACAGTTAGACAACTGGTATAAAGACGCAATAGAGAATCCGACGTACAGCGGCGGCGGAATAATGGCGTTTTTTGGAAATGATTGGTTCAGCCATGTTGATGGAGCAGCGGATGTCTTTATGAGTGGCGGTCGTACAATATATGCTTTTAGGATAACCATAAACGCGCTTGATTCCGACAATTTAAGCCCAGTAACTCAGGCAACTATATATTATAGATATTACACATCCGATAAAGGCGATACTCTTGATAAATACTACCTACCAATGACAGTTGTTTCATTAGCAGGCAATTTTTCATTTAGTGCCGGCGTAGGAATCCGTACACCACTGGCAGCAAACGCGGGAATAGGCAGTCTCAGTGTTCAGTTGACGGCACAAGAATTGACTGCCATAGTTGCGGCATCTCCACTTCATTATACAGCAGGAGGAAGATTTGACAATGAGAATGGGTATTCTGAGCATTGGTCTAATGTCATGTATATCGATTGGACTGTTGACAATGTTTTACTTAGATATAATTTTGATTTAATACCGCATTCAGTATGGAACAGGGATGGTAATTGGCCGGTATTTGTTAATACTTTTGATCTTCCAATATTGCCACCTTATCCAAATCCACCATACTGGATTAATCCGGCACGGATGTTTTTTGCATTTACAAATAATAATTTGAGTGGAAATATTTCAAACTGTACGAGTGTACCAAGCGGGCGAGTTGTGCAATATATGTTTAGGTTATTAACTGGCGGGTTTAATTTGACGTCCGGCGATGCAATCGATTATTGGAACGAAACAACTGTTTATCAAGCCGATGATGTGGCGGAATACGAAGGGTACGCATGGACGGCCATAAATCCTTATACAGGAGAATATCCGGGTTTGTATTCCGGCGATTGGACTAAGGGCGATATAATATATGGATGGTCGAGAATTTTAGCTTATGATAAGCGAACTGACTATGAGTATATCAACGAAAGCACAAATTATTATATTCAGCTTATCACGGAGATACAGAACGAAGTTATTTACAGCTTGCAATTAACAACGAGTGTGCAAGCAATCCAAAATTATCTTTGGTATTATAACCTTGCTTCCTGGATTACCGAAGCAAAGAGCTACGAGGCTGATGTAACTACTTATGACGACAGCAAAATATGCCTTTGGGGGAGTTCAGAACTTGTAATAAATGAAGAAGAATTGGATGTAGGTGTTACTGTTGCTCGAGAACAGCAAACTGCGGGCGATCCACCAGTAGGGATAGACGCCTACGACATTACGCCAGACTGGAATTGGGCAGGGAACACAGCAGTAGATGATGAACTGCTGACCGACAATATTGCTTTGACCTATTTATGTGATATACACGAATACGAGCCAACCAGTCTGGTATGGGATGATTGGACAAAGACAGTAGTTTATACGGCAAGTAATGGTGAGTCTTTGACTGGATTGGTTATCACACCAACAAACTATACTTCTTGGGTAGGAATCAAAGTGCGGGCAACTGTTACCCTAACTATGGGCAGTGTATCGCATATTTTTATAAGTGGATGGGCGTTAATCGTTCCAACTGAAGGTTTAGAATTTAGTTAATAGGAGATAAGAAAATGAGTTTATCAGCAAGTATAAAGTTCGTCGTAGGCAGTGAAATAAAGAAGACAGTAGGCTCTTCTGAAATCGTTGCAAATTGCAATGCAAGAAATGATATGACACTAACCGCACCAACCCTCTTTTATACCGTAGCTGGGACAATCCCAGGCGGTGGGGCGATTTCGTATGACTTGAGTGGAGCACTTACCAATCCACTCGGGGACGCTGCTGTCTTTGCCAAAGTCCAGGCAGTATACATCCGGAGTTTGACAGGAGCAACCTTTACCGTAGGCGGAGCACAGAATATTGGAATGCTCGGAGCAGGTGACCTACTCAACGTCCCATTACTGGGAGTGTTAGGTTTCGCTGTTGACGCAGGCATCGCCGTAGCTAATGGTGCATCAGATTTGATAACTATTACTGGGACCGCAGCGTCCACTTTTGAATTGATAGTAATAGGACAATAAAAAGCATCTCCTCCTCACAATACTCCACCGGTTACTGCGTAGGTTCCGGTGGGGTAACTTCTTCCTATCTCAGCCCAGTAATTTTCTGAACCTGTAAAGACAGGTGGTAACCATAACTCAAGCAGAGTTTGATACAATGGTTGACATTTAGTTGATTTTGCTTTTCGTCTTTCTCATCCATAGGCTGGACGTAAATCTTATTTATGTATCTGCTATGCATTGGCTGGAAACAGAATTTTGGTAAACCATCTAAAAGTTCAGTGTCAATACTGATTATATACTTCCACTGGTTAACTAAAAGATGATCCTTGACGGGGACAGGCTGATGCTCTTTCGGCGAACACGTGATAAAGACATTGGGGTAGTTTAAGATAGAATAGTCAATCATTGTGCCATTCGTCTCAATCTCAATACGCCGTTTGTTCTTCCACGTGAACCGGGTAAGCTCAAAGAGCAGGCTATGAAGATCTTGCAGAAATGGTTCTCCGCCAGTTATCACAACCATGGAGGTATAGGATGCTGGAGATACTGAATTCACGTGATCCACAATTTCAGCCGCGGTCATCTTCATCGCCACCTGGTGCTGAGTATCACAAAAAGAACATTTCAAGTTACAACCAGCTAAACGTATAAACGTCGCCGGGGAACCACTTTTCTCTCCTTCCCCTTGTAGGGAATGGAAAATTTCGTTAACATCGTAAATCATTTTACTTTTTACCTTTCGTCGTACAATTTTTGTTTTGGATTCTAAAAAACGCTTTCATCTTTTAGCCCTGCTTGAGGATCTACTGGTAGCCTATGTCTTTGGATAGGTTACCTCTAAAACGTCAGAGGGCTAATATTTGACTTTTATTAAGCTCACCTGGATCTTTTACGTCAGTAGGTAGCGATCCAATGCGGGGATTGAGCACTGCCAGTGATCCCGACAACTCCAACGCTATGTCAAACGCCGTGCTATCGACTAAAATCACTATTTCTTCATACTCTGGAAGTAATTCAAGCAACAAATTTAGTTGTTCTGTAGAAAAGGAAGTCCCTAAGAACGGGGCTGCCTTGTCAAACCGGGAATAGTAGTTAATCTTGAGTGCATCAAATGGTCCCTCCACCAAATACAATCGCCGCCCGCCACTCAGGAGGTAGTCATAAGATAGTATAGTTTGTTTGATTGCATTCCCCAGAGGAAACGAACGATATCTTATTGTCGCCGGAACTATGGCTCTACCTGACCACGCCCTCAGTTTACCACCAAGGTAGAAGGGAAAGATAACTCGAGATTTGAAATCCCCTACCATCGTATAATATAGTGGGAAGTGGGAAATCAAATCCTCAACGTCTGGAAAACCGCGGGATAGAAGATACCTATAAAATGGTTTACCGAACGAATCATTCTTAATCAGTTTGAAGGAGTCCGGTAAAACAAGTTCCGGTAAAATAATCAATTCTTCTGGAACCGGATTAAGTAACCCCGGGATGGAAGCGAAGAGTTCGTTAGTAGGAGGGGCGGCGATAATGATTTCTGCTTCGTCATAAGTTATTCCTAATAAGCGAACGAGAAGTGCCGGGAAGCTCGGGGAACGATGCTGGCGGTTTCTCCAACAGCCCCAAACACCTGTTTCTAAGTTAATACCTAAGTGTTCAGATTTGTCAAGTTCACCACAGATTGGGCACTTAACGTTTACATTACCTACCGCAACGTTCCTGCCAAAGGTAACATATGGTATGTGATAAGCTTTAAGTATTGCGATTACATCCATCTTTCTTTATTACTTCCTTTCATCTTTTTGTCCTTCTTTCTTCCCTATGCACTACGATACCATTATTCCTGACTTCTTCCCTCTACCACTTATATTGTCTTTCTACTTCCTCCGCTACCACACCAGTGCCAGAAAAGAATAAGTAAAAGATAAACAGTAAAAGACAGAAAACAGAAATACTAACTCAGTGCACAAAAAGAATCATCAATCCGAAAAAGTCAGGACCAGGTCATCAGGTTGGGATGTCGCCTGGATTTATTTATTGCTCGGTTGCTCAACTGATTCTAAACCCACACCTATCGCCCACCGTAGTATCGTTGCTACGGCATCCTTCAGCGGAAGAAATCTAATATAATGGAATTTTCCTTCCGTTGCTCTTCGGGCTTGGTTTTTCTTGCAATGGCTATGGCATCTAACTACCACCATCTCTTCGTTACTTTCCATATTATTTGGTTCCATTGCACTCATAAAACTATCCTTCATTAATATATATAGATCCGGGGTTTAAGTATCGCCTCTTCTTTCTATATATTAATAAGATATTAAAATATTAAAAATCTTCAGAAATAGGATTTGACTTTATCACCGAAATCCATTATAATCTATATATATATAGCAAGAGGGTAATGGTTATCCTCAAGTAGACGAAATGAAACGAAATGAAAGGAACGAAGTATGCAAGATTTAGTGTCACGGAGAGATGATAGCCACGCAGTTCGCGGAGCGAAGACAAGGGCACGATTAAACGCAGAATTGGCAAGAAGTCTAGCACCGGCGACGGCACCGGCACCGGCTCCAATTCAACCAGACGACGAACTTCTTATGCGGGTGAAGGATATGGCTGGCAAGTGGACGGATGTGAAAACCGTTACTGGCACCCAGATGGATGACCTGGTAAGCACTTTAACCAAGTGTGGTGGTAAGTTAGAGGTAGATAATATAGCAACTCGTGTTCGCTTCCAAAGCGGGACGATTTACGAATTTGTGAAGGAGAGCAAGTAATGGCAGCAGAAGATATCAAATTAACCGTCGCCCGGTTAGTTCAGGATTCCTTGGGCAAGCAGATAAGCTACTTTAGAAATCGCTGGGAGGACGAGAAGGAGTATGAGGATTTTGCGGAGTACGAATCTGCTCTTTGCAAGGCGTTTGACAAGTTGGTATTGGAACATCCAAAACTACAACAGAATTGGGTGAAGTTTGTTGGTCTTAAGAAAAAACCGTTCTCAGTGCGGTATTCTTTTGGAGTTGCTGCGAAGGTTTTCGTTATAAAGACGAAACTGACAAACTCAAGAATAGAACTTTGGACAGAAATAGAGGAATAAGATGACAAAGAAAAAACCAGAAAATTGGATCCCACGCCGGCAACGCGATGAATTTGGTAGAAGCCCAATGTGGGTAGTAGTAGAAAAGGACACTGGCAAAGTTATGGGACAGTGGCGGCATGAGAAACGTGCCCACGATTTAGTAGAAGAGTTGGTAAGACGAAACAATGGTCCCTGGGTGGATTATCTTATCTGCCTAATGTGGTTTGAGCCAACTACACGTACTGGGGTAAGCAAGTATGCGAGGGATTGGTTATGCCAGAACCGATAGAACCAGCAGACAGGATCTTAGCATGCTTTAATCGGTATCAGAAGCCTGGCGATTTCTATAATCGAGCTCTTCTGAATGTACTGGTGGCAACCGAAGCATCTAAAGGACCAACCGCACTTCCGGCGGTAGCGGCAATAATCCAGAAGAAGATAGCTGCCGGAGATGGCAAGGAGTGGCCGAAGGAATTGAGAACAATTCTGGCACACGTCCTTGGAATGGATCTTAAATACTTTCATATTATAAGGAAAACTCATGGACGGAAACATAACACCACACGTAGTATGCCAAAAGATTGATGAATATCTTTTGAAGAGATATGGCGTAGTAACCAAAGTAGACATAACCAGAAAAGAGCCAGGAATCGAGGATGGTTGGCAATGGCAGTCAATGGGTGTGGAATCTCCTTGCGAACTGTACCCGGGCAAGTGGGTATTTATTGGATGTATGGTGAGGTGCATATGTACAGCGGAGCATCCTTATCTGTATGTTGTATTCTTTAACATAAACAAAACCTTCCAGGATAAGACGCAGAAAGTTGAAATTTTGGCAGGGCAGTTATTTTTAACAAAGGAAGGTGAGCTGATAGATGAATAACAGAGTTTTAGTAAATGCTACATTGGTGGTACTGGCGTTTTTTCTGGGTATGGTATATCAAGGATATCTTGACAAGACACCGTCAGTACCGATAACCCATCAGTCTAAGCCGACTGAGATGGAAATGTATCGGTTGGATAATGACCTGGTTCTATGGTATCCATCTGACGCTGTACGAATCTTACAAAAGTCATTGAAGGTGGAAGGCTTCCCGGAGTTGGAAGCAGATGGAAAATTCGGAACACAAACAGAAAACGCTATCGTCGAATGGCAGAAAAGAGGTAACCAGTGATTAAGGTATACGCAAGGTGTGGAAATGGTGTGGATTCTTGGGAAGAGGATTTTACTGTCCGTAGTCTCGCTGCTGCGGAAGAAGAGGTTAAGCAATGTATTGATGCCTTTAACGTGGCTGAGAAACGTCGGTATGGTGAAGGTGTTACACCAAGACTGTTTCTTGGTATGGTTGAAAAAGCAGGTCCTATGATGCACAACTGGGAAAAGGTTAATGCTGTGTGTGATGCCTGGGGAAATGTTAACTATCGGTGCAGGCAGTGTGGGCTGGTCAAGTTAATAAGCCACCAGACACTTTGTGTCCCTGCCGACGGCGAATGTTATCCAGACCGGGTATGCAGAGACTGTAATACTCAGTTCGCGTCTGCCGAAAACTGTGCCCGGCATAAGGCACGGGGAGAATGCAGGCCGTGTTTATGATTTACACGGCGTGGGCATATATTGGAAAGACCGTTGAGGGTAAAGTTTTTACTCGGAAAAAGCGGACCTATATGTGGACGGGTGGTGGTGTGTGCTATGCAATACTAAAGACATCGATTCAACGAAAGGATCACGGAATGAATGTATTAATGGGCGGAATAGCGAAGGGACAGATAGTTAAGGTTTTACATACCAGGATGGGTATTTTTACTGCAGAAGCCCGGGACACGTTTTCAACTACAGATACCTGCTACCCACTGACAATTATTCGCCCACTGAAAAGTCAGGGCTGGGAACACCTGCGTGAGTTGTCTTGTGAACGGGATATGATTAAGTGGATAGTAGGGGTAAAGTAGGCTACTAAGATATTAAAATATTAAAAATCTTCAGAAATAGGATTTGACTTTATCACCGAAATCCGTTATAATCTATATATATATAGCAAAAGGGTAATGGTTATCCTCAAGTAGACGAAATGAAACGAAATGAAAGGAACGAACTAATGGCACACGAAGTAGAAATTAGAGGCGGCGGCGCAAGTATGATGTACGTCGGTGCAGAACCATGGCATGGGCTGGGAACTCAGGTTGCTACCGAAGTAACCTCAGCAGCAGCACTAAAGGTGGCTGGTCTGGATTGGGATGTAGTAAAGAAACCAATTGGCGTTGTCTCAGATCTGAAGGTTGATGATATACCGGTGGTTGCTCAGGTTATACCCGGGCAGTACGCTGCAATACGTCAAGACGATGGCAAGATCTTATCAATAGTTTCTGAGACCTATACCATCATCCAAAACCGGGAACAGTTTGAATTTATGGACACCCTGGTAGGGGACGGATTGGCAATGTACCATACCGCCGGATCCTTGCGTGGAGGGAAGCAGGTCTTTTTGTTAGTTAAGCTCCCCGAGTCAATAACGATAGCAGATTGGGCAGTAGACCAATATATCCTCCTGACCAGTTCACACGATTACACAATGCCGACCAGGATCCTATGGACACCGGTTCGAGTGGTGTGTTGGAATACCTTGAGTTTAGCACTCGATGATATGAGAAAATCCTTCAGCATTCGCCACACAGTAAATTGGAAAGAGAAGGAGCAGTTGGCAAGAGATACTTTACAACTCAGCCATATCTATTACCAGGCACTTAAGCAGAAGTTAGAATCCCTGGCACTGATAAAGATGGGCGATGCTATTCTTGAGGATATGCTTGAGAAAATGTATCCGATATCCAGTACACGGATGGAGGGTCGCATATCGGAAGTTCGGAGCACAGTCAGGGAACTGTTCTTTACTGGAGCAGGTAATGACGGAAAGACGGGATTAGATTTTGTCAATGCCGTTGCTGAGTATCACGACCATCGCGAGTATCGTGATTCAAAGAATAGTTCTGGGGAGGACAAGCGGTTTGTCGCAGCAACCGAGGACTATTATGGTATGAAGAATTTAGCTGTTGAATTGGTCAGCGGCTTAGCATAATTGTTTCTTTCATTTCAAGCGGGGTGTCCTTGTTGGGTGCCCCGCACTATTAATTTTAACAGGAGATTAAGATGCCAGAGAATGAAAAATGTACTCAGTGTGGCAATTGCTGCAGAAGAGTTGGAACGTATTTTTGGGTTAAAGCATATCAGGTGCGTAACCAGACTCCCCATAAACCAATCCTCAAAAAGCTTTTTGATAATATACTCAATATGATGCCGGAGGATTTTAAGGATGATTGGTGTGATTGTGAGATGTTGGAAGAAGGAGAGGATGGTAAAACAAGGTGTCTTATCCAAGCCACATATGGTGAGGGGGTTAAATCAACATTGTGTGCGGATTTTGCCAGTGGCAACGAATACTGTCAACTGATACGCCGGGATGGTTTGCCATTCCGGGCAACCCTTCCAAAGAAGATACCGGTGCCAGTGCCTTCAAAAGTAGTAGCCCAAAAATTCCGCGATTTTCCAGATGAGGACTTTGGAGGCATGAATGCCAAAGACAGTTAATAAAATGAGGTTTGGTATTTTCTGTTCACAGGAAGATGCTGACTTTATATGGGAAGCACTTTTGATTGCTCGCAGTCAGCCAGGTAATGGTCGATTACCAATGCATGAGTTTTGTCTATCAGCAGTAAAGAAAGAGGCACAGAATGTCATCAATGGCAAGCATTCTATTACTCCTTCCAAAGCTTAATCAGACAGAAATTATAGCATTAGAAAAGGCTTTGTCAACGTTCAAAAGACAGGGCGATAATGTATGGTTGGAGGCAGACCTTTACGACAGATTCAATCTGAAGTTGAAATCTGCTCTTCCTCCTTTCGGGATATTCAAGAAGACCACCGGTTACGCTAAGTGGGCATCTGGTATAGTTAGTGTAAAGCAACTATTGGTGTCTTTGAAAGTAGGAACGTCCGGGGTGTCTTATCTAAAGATGCTTGATATGCTGGTGTTCTCAACACTGACTTATCTGGACAAGCTGGAAATCCCCGTAGGTATCAAAACCATATCCCAGGTATTCGAAAGAATAGAACAAGTCATAGACGACCAGTTTCCGGGTTATTTGGAATCCGGTCTTCTTTATCTTATGATTAAGGAACAACTATAATGGCTACAGCTTTGACCGGTGCTGTCCAAGAGTGCCTACTATGTTTACTATGTTGGGACGAGGACAAGGGACGATTAGTCCCCGCGATAGTCCCGTTGGGATGCTGGGATACTTTTTATCGAGAAATCGCCAGCAAGGCTTACAATTACTGGCAGAAGTACGATAGGGTCCCCGGGGAACATTTTATAGATTTAGTGGATGAGTTGGTTGCACAGAATCCAAAAGACGAGCCTGTATACCGCAAGATTTACTTATCGATTATCCAAACCAAGAATAACATTAACGCCGAGTATGTTCTGGATAAAGCAGTTCAGTTTGCAAGACAGCAACAGATTAAAACCTCAATAATGCGAGTAGTTGACTTTATTCAAACGGATCAACTGGATGCCGCGGAACGTGAGCTGGTGTCCGGACTAAAGACAATCACAACGTCCTTCGATCCAGGCATAACCTTGACTGATGATGCAGCGTTTGGTTTCTTTAGAAAAGCAGGCAGTAGTTATATGACCGGTATACCGGAGTTAGACTATAGAAACATTGGTCCGGCGAGGGGTGAGCTCCTGCTGTTTATCGCTCCAATGAAGCGTGGTAAGTCCTGGTTTATAATTCACGTAGGGAAAACTAATCTTATCCAAAGGAAAAAGATACTGCACATATCTTTGGAAATGTCGGAAGAGCAAGTAGCTCAAAGATACTTACAAGGCTTTTTCGCAGTGACTACTCGACCACAATCGCTAATTAAGCAGACGTTTGAGAAAGATGAGATGGGTAGATTCTTGTCGTTACAAGCGGAGGAAATACCTGACCGCCCATCGCTCCGCGATCCAGGAATTGAAAATTGGTTGCGTAGTAAGGCAAAGTCATTGAGAATGGCACCAAACCTACTAATCAAGAACTTCCCAACCGGCAGTTTGACAATACCGGAGTTGGAAGGATTTTTGGATTTGTTGGAGGATAGTAAGAAGTTTATACCAGACATCATACTGATGGACTATATTGACCTGATGAAGATAGATTCAGCATCCTACCGACACGACCTTGGTGCTTTGTATAAAAACATTCGCGGTATCGCTGGGAAGCGTAATCTTGCGGTAGTAACTGTTTCCCAGGCAAATAAGGAGGGCATGGAAAGCAAGGTAATTCGAGATACGCACGTGGCCGAAGATGTCTCGAAGATAGCAACTGCGGATATCGTCCTAACCTATAGTCAGACTGAGTCAGAGAAGAAACTGGGCTTAGCAAGGCTTTTCGTTTCAAACTGTCGAAGCGAAGAGGATGGGTTTACAATAATCATTTCTCAGAATTATGCACTCGGACAGTTTTGCAATTCCTCAGTATTAATGCAGTCCCGCTACTGGGACTATATTCCAAAGGACACAAACAAATGATATCTAAATTTGCAGTTCAGAAGTTCTTAGAGACACCAACCAGCAATCTGGATTTGTTGAAGGATTTTCCAGAGGAAGAGTTGGACAGGTTACTGGCGGACTACGGCGTTGACTTCCATACTGTGCCTCGGAAGCATCAGAAGGTAGCAACATTAATTGGAATAACCTATCCCGGAACGTTGTTCTTAATGGGTATGGGGACTGGTAAAACCAAGATAATCTTGGATATCTTTTACTTTAGAAAAATGATGGGCGAAGCCAGACGCCTGCTACTGATTGTTCCGAATAATGTAAACATCGAATCGACGAGGGATGAGATTCGGTTTCACCGCCCTGAAGTATCTTTTATTGGCTTGGAAGGGGATGCAGAAGACCGGGCAGCTATAATCGAAGACAGCGAAGAAGATATCGTTATCGCTACTTACAAAGGTTTACTGTATGCTTTAGGCGAGAAGGTTGAGTTTGAGGTTAAGAAGGTGCCCCTGGAAAAGGGCTTGCCGGAGACAGATAAGAAGAAAGAGAAGGAGGTGCTCCTGGAAAAGGGATTGCAGTTGATAGATAAGAAGGTGACCGCTTTCGCTCGCAAGTTTCAGATGTTGGTAATGGATGAAAGTTCGAATCTAAAGAATCACATGTCTCTTAGTTACAAGCTGTGCAAGAAGTTAAGTCAGACTATCCATATTCGGTTTGAGTTGACAGGTACGCCGTTTGGTAGGGATGTTGAGAATCTTTGGAGCCAGTTTTATATTATCGATGGTGGATTATCTTTGGGACCAACTTTGGGACTATTCCGGGAATGCTTCTTCACAAAAAAGAAGGCATATTGGACGATGTATGAATACGTATTTGACAAGAAGACTTTACCAATTCTCCGGGACAGAATGAAAAACTGTGCCTTGCATTACGAAGTAGACGAATGTATGGATTTACCCGAGCTGGTTGAAATTCGAGTTCCAATTAACCTGTCGCCAGAACTGCGACAATCTTATGAGGATTTGAGAAAAGCGTTTGCCGCTTCCCGGGGTGATAACACGCAGATGAATAATGCTTTCATCAAAATGCGTCAGTTTACTTCTGGCATCGTTTCTGCGGGCGGAGCTACGGCAGTAATAGAAGATAACCTAAAGACAGTAGCGTGCCTGGAGTTGGTTGAAGAGATTCCACAGGAAGAGAAGATTGTGATTTTTAACGAATTCATACTTTCTGGGGATTACTTAGAAAAACAGTTGAAGAAAAGAAAGTATAAGGTAGCCCGGATCTATGGTGGCTCTAAGGATTCTGGGGCTGAGTTACAAAAGTTTCTTAAGGACCCGAAGTACCGAATAATGCTGGTCAATAATCAGGCAGGGGCGTTTGGTCTAAACTTGCAGAAGGCTGCCAGATATGTGATATACTTCGAATCTTCAGTGTCCTGTATCATAAGACCGCAGACGGAAAAACGCTGCCATAGGCTTGGTCAAGAGAAAACAGTTTTTATGTATGACCTATTTGTGAAGGATAGTGTCGACGAAAACATACTGGCGTATCTTAAAGAGGGCAAGGATTTGTATGCTGAGATACTGAAGAATCCTGTGTAGGAAGTTAAACACAGAATCTATATATATTAATGAAGGAATAATTATGGAAAGACAGAAATTGATAACGTGTAGCATTGGTTGGGAAGAGGTAGAAGGTTACGCTTATACTATCGCTTCCAGGAACGTTTGGAAGACATCCCCAGTATACAGTATCGAGGATTTATTGCAAGAAGCGTTTTTCTGCTACCAGACAATCTTTGACCAGTATCACGTTGAGAAGGTAGCCCATTTTATGCGGTTATTTGGAGTCTCCTTTTATCGTCGAATTCTTCATATTGCGGACAACGTAAGTGCCAGAAGATTGGCGGAAGAAGAATGGATTAAAGAGGCCAAGCTATGGTATGAAGAAGACGACATCCTGCTTGGCTTGGTCGTAGAAGGTGGGGACGGTGTTTTTGAAACGGTAATAAAAAGTCTTGGTATAAACCGGGATTTGGATAGGACAGCAGTTCCGCTTTTTACGAAGTACGAAGATGGTAGTAGAGAAACGATCCACCAGTGGTTAGAGAAAATCTCTGGTTTGGATATAGCAATAGTAACCGAAATTATAGAAACCAAGATTGGAGTAAAAGTATGAAGATTGGATTTAGTTTTGGCTTCGATGCCGCACACAGATTAATGGGTTACGACGGATTATGCAAGAATATCCACGGACACCATTGGCGGGTTGATATTGTGGTTGAAGGACCGGTCAGCCTTCTCACTGGGATGGTTATGGATTTCAAAGTTCTTAAGAAGCACATTAAGCATATAGAGGATCTGTATGACCACAGTTTGATTATGTGTGACCAAGATCCTCAGTTGGTTGGTATAACCCTGGTTTGTCCTGAGCAAAAGTTTCTTATACTCCCGACTATACCAACCGCAGAATTTATTGCTCAGGATATTAAGCGGAGACTTGAGTTAACATTACCACAGTTAGAAACCACTAACCATCGTTTGGTTATTGATAGTGTAACTGTTTACGAATCGTCCAATTGTTGGGCACAGATATAAGGAATACATTCATGGCAAAGATTACTAGTATTAAGAATCAGATTTTGGCAGTAGCAAAAGTTGCTAAGAAGCGTTATGAGAAACCGGACGACTTTGTTCGCAGAGTGATAAGAGCGGTCAATCAGTTGACTGACGAAGACTGGGCATTGCTCCCAGATAGTGCTCAGGTATGGGCTAACGAAGCTATCATTGCTTATCACTCTGATAACTCAATCACGGCGTTCCCCGGCGAAGAAGAGGAAATGGCTTCCGTTACTGCTCCGCCGGTAGTAGAAATACCAGTAGAAGTGGTGGCTCCAGCACCAGCATCGGCGGTGCAGTTTAAGCCACAAGCACCTACTTTCGTGGGTCCGCCAGAACCATACATAGGACCAGCAATCGCAGATAAGATTAAGCCGAAGATTGGTGGTGGACGCAGGTTTGATGAACTTTGCGTTTTACATCCGACTATGAATTGGTTGGAAGTATTAGCTCTTCTTGAGGACGAGGGTTATCGAATCTCAGCAAATACGGCAACTGTCCGTTTTTACGAGACTTGGAGATTCCTTCAGACTCTTGACAAGATGGGTATGCTAAAGCAAGCATGGCCGAAAGAGCTTCCTAAGTCACCAGGTTTGAAATTGGCTGAAGAACCCGTAAAACCGTAAGCAGGAGTTTATAATGAAACCAAAAGCATTATTAGCATTCTCAGGCGGGTTAGATTCTACAGTTGCGTTATTTATAATGACGAAGCTTTGGAATTGGGATGTTAAAGCTGTCGGTTTTAACTATGGGCAGAAGAATATAATAGAGCTGGAGAGGGCACGGCAAATCGCCACCCTCGCCGGTTCTGAATTTGAAGTCATAGATATACCAACGGCAATCTTCGGTTCGTCCAGCACTATGCTGGTAACAGGTGGGGAGATTATAAATTATGAAATAGTTGACCCAGCCTACGATACCAGAATTGATTTTATTGTCCCAGCAAGAAATCTGCTATTCCTGGTCATCTTGGGTATTAGAGCAGAGGTAGAAGGAATCCCGGTTATAGCATATGGTGCGATAACACAGGATCACGGATACCCAGATTGTACTCCTGAATTTGTCACTGCTACGGAAAAGGCATTGACGGCGGCAATTGGTCAGCAACACGCTGCGATTATGGCACCAGTCATCTATTATACTAAGGAAGAGTTGGTTGCTTTGGCAAAGACAATCCCTGGTTGTATGGACGCGTTGGAACTGTCGTATACCTGCTATGTTGGTGGGGCAGAAGAGTGTGGGCACTGTGAAGCCTGTACATGTAAACAAGAGGCGTTTGGAAAAAAGAAAGGTTAGTATGGAAAAGAAAGTAGTTACCATAGCAGAGGTTCGAAATGCTGCCGAAATCGTAGCACAGAAAATTAACCATTGGAAGTTCAGTAACCAGCACCAGCATCCTCTACGGATATTTGGTGTTCCGAAGGGCGGATGGCACGCCGTAATTGCAGTGCTAAGCTGCTCAGTTGCTTTAGACGCTGTGGTTACTTATAACGTTAATGACGCAGATGTGATAGTTGACGATGTTATTGATTCCGGAGCAACCAGGAATCGGTATAACGATAATCCGGAAATTGATGCTCCATTCTTCGCTCTATTTGATAGACCACTAAAGTGGTTAGTTTTTCCTTGGGAAGTAGACGAAGAAGGCTCGGCATTGGATATTCCAACCCGGCTACTACAGTATATAGGTGAGGATACTACACGGGGTGGGCTACTTGAAACCCCAGCACGAATACTGAAGGCGTGGAAGTTTTGGACAGACGGTTATAACATTGACCCAGCATCTGTATTCAAAACGTTCACTGATGGAGCGGAACTTTACAATCAAAATCAGATGGTAGTAGTTAAGAATATCCCGGTATGGTCAATGTGTGAGCATCATTTAGCACCGTTCTTTGGGACAGTATGCATTGCCTATATACCGGACAAGCAAATAGTTGGTTTGTCAAAGTTCTCACGATTGGTGGATATATACGCTCGTCGGTTACAAGTACAAGAGCGGTTGACCAATCAAATTGCCCAGGCAATTACTGATATTCTCAAGCCGAAAGGTTCGGCAGTGCTATTGGAATGTAGGCACTCATGTATGGAAAGTCGTGGAGTGCAAAAAGCAGGCATTGAGACGATTACGTCGGACGTCCGCGGACTGTTTCTTACTGACCAATCAGTGAAAAGTGAATTTCTCCGGCTGATAGGAAGAAGTTAAAATGTATATTTGTGGCATATATCTTACCCGGACAAGAAAGAGGAAGTTAGAGTTGCGAGCAATTGCTTCTTTAATCTTGTCTACGAACGCAGATTCGACCTTAGCAAGGGAGAAAGAAGCTGCAGCAAGGATTAAAACCTTGCAAGAACAAATAGGACTTCAGGAAACGATGATAAAAGAAAGGAAGGCTTTCGACGATGCCAGAAAAGAAAATTAAGATTTGGTTAGACAGTGGTGCTTATAGCGTATGGAATCGTGGTGAGACAATCGACCTGACTGGGTACATTGATTTCATTCACCGCAATAAGCATAACTTAGAATACTACGTGAACCTGGATGTGATACCCGGGGTCAAGCTCCGAGAATCGACACCACAGGAAGTAGAAGATTCCGCCAGAAAAGGATTTGAGAATATGCTGCGAATGAGAAAAGAAGGTCTCGATCCAATGCCAGTATATCACTATGGTGAGAAAAGGGAGTGGCTGGAAAAGATGGTCGACCTTGGTTGTTCTTATATCGGTTTAGCATTGGGACGACAGGGAGCAGATCCTAATGCAAGGAAGTGGCTGGATGCTATCTTCCAATACTTATGCCATACCCCTACTGGCTTTCCTACGGTTAAGCTACACGGATTTGGTTTAACCGTGGTCCCCTTCCTGCTGCGATATCCTTGGTTTTCAGTGGATAGCACAACTTGGATATTCGCAGCAGCTTATGGTAGATGTCTGTTCCCGAGAATTGCAGCAAGCGGTGACTTTGATTTTTCAGTAGCGCCGTTGTATGTAGGGTTTACTGACAGGGATTCATCTCCTATGCTCGAGAAGCATAATTATTATGATTCTGTAGGAGACACAATGAAAAAGTTTATCGCCAGATACATAGAATTCTCCGGATTGGCTATAACACCAGACTCGTTGAAAACTAATTACTACGACCGGTTGCGGATAAACGCCTTCTACTTTAAGCAGGTAGGTGTCCGCAATATCTTACGTCCGTATGACGTACCAGTAGTAAGCGGCTTCTTTGACAAGCAGGTCTTTAAGACACTACCGGCGGCAGTGCTTCCCGAGCATCTACAGATGGTAAATGCAGTTGGGTTAAATGCAGCATTCAATGAAATACTGAATGACGTAGATTCTAACAATCGTCTTATATCCTACGCGGATATGGGTAAAAATGATACTGAGACAATAGAACGCCTTGTAACGACAGGCAAGGTAAGAGAGGACAAAGATGGAACGAAGTGAAATGTTAGCTGCCCTCAAAAAGACGGAGCGAGGGTTAGGTGCCCGGAATATGTCTTTACGAGACTCCGCATTTTGGTTTGATGGTGAATTTGTAACTGCTTCCGACGAAGTGGTTATGTATAAGATGCCCTGTCCCTTTCCGATAGACGGGGGATTGGATGCTCAACTACTGCTCGGCGTACTGGAATCTTCCACGGCACAGGCAGTAGAAATCCTCAGTAACGAGGGTGGTGTGGTTAAGTTGAAAGTAGGCAGAACTAAAATTCAGTTGCTGCTCGAATCTAACGAGACCAGACCTTTAGTCGTGGATACTTCTGGAGAACGGAAGACCGTCGTTGTGGACGAAGATTTCTGGTATTGCCTGGAGCGGGCATCCCTGTCTATGGGAAAGAATGCAAGCTTCCCCAGTCGGTTAGGGATTACTTTTTGGGTCGATAAGGAATTGGTTCTATATGCGACTGATAATGTTAGCATTACCAAAGTGACCTGCGTAGTTAATCCTGATTTTCTGGGAGATGGTTTTAGCATAATTGTCCCGCCAGCGTTTCTTAAAGCAGTTATGAAGATAACGACAGATAAGTGCATAGAATTAGCATTCACAGAAAATACAGTGGAAGCACGTTTTGAGTCAAACTTGATTATTCGGTCAAGGACGTTACACGGAGCGGACAGGGAACAGTTTGAACAGATTATTGAACCACTGCTCCCCGAGATAGCAAAAGGAATTGCTGTGCCTCCATCACTTCTACGGTGTGTTCAGAGGACGAAAGCTATCGCAACGCCGACAGGTTACTTCAGCACATTTACGGTATTGGACGGTGTCTTGTCAATTTTGTCTAAGAATGCTGCGGGTGAGATTCTGGATTACATTACGCTGACGGAAAAGCATCCGGATGCTCAAGTCCAGATACCGCCGGATAAGTTGGAAGCAGCCCTACCATTCTCGGATAGGATCTTAATTGGAGACGCAATTATTGTCGCGGGTCCTGGATCCATTGGACTTTTTGCAACCGTGAGTAATTAAGCCTATACTAATACATAGGACGCTCCGGGATCCTCAAGCAGGGCTAATCCTGGGCATCCGTTTTTTGGAAGGTATTTATGGAAATTGGATTTTTTACCAGAACTGAGATAAAGACGCAGAGGGCAGCAGTAAAGATGAAAGCCCCTGCTAAAACACGGAAAAAGTCAACGAAGGTAGCACCATTGGTAGCAAAGCAAGAAGAAACTATTCCAATTGACTTTGGTATACAAGATTGCACAAACTGCGGATTATTACTCGATCCGAATATTCAGTACCCGGGGACGATAGCAGAGGGAGATATGAATCCCGAGTTATATTTTCTTAGTGCTCAGATGACCGTGGATGACGATAATGTTGGACATCATTTTTCAGGAAAAAGTGGAACCTATCTTAAGCGGTTTGTTACTACGACAGCAAGATACTGTAGCTGTCTATGTTGTCGCCCACCACTTGACAGGGAACCTACGGATAAGGAATTATGGTGTTGTAGGAAGTATGTAGAGGAAGATATTGAGTATAGTAAGCCGGCGGTAATAGTTGGGGTTGGTGCTATACCACTGCGGTGGGCGATTAATGCAACTACGCCTACGCTCTGGCGAGGACGGTTTGTTCCAATAACAGTTGGAAACCATAGCTGCTGGTTCTATTCAATACTGGATCCGAAATTTGTCCTCAAAAGTGGATATCAAGAAGAGGATTGGGAAGAAGTGTTCCAACGCGACCTTTACAACCTCCAATCCGGAGATTATGAAAAGTTAGGTAATCCGGTCGTCTTCGAGCCCACGATAGACGGGGTCATCTTTATTACACCAGAAAAGAAGAATCTACATCTGCTGAAAGAGTTTTTGGGAGAATCCAGTGGTGCTCCTACTGCGGTGGATATTGAGACAACCCACCTCCGTCCGTATTACGACGATTCCCATATTCTGTCTATAGCAATCAGTAATGGAAAGAGGACAGTTGTCTTTCCATATGACCATCCGAGTTACGAATGGGATCCAGATTCTATGGATGAGCTCCGGGAAATGATGGCAGAGTATTTGGTTAGCGAAGATGATAAGTGGTGCCACAACGCTGCGTTTGAATTAGAATGGTTTGCAGTCAAAGTTACGTCGGCAGCCTTGACAGGCAGGTATTGGCAGGATACTATGGTTCAGGGTTACATTCTTGACGAAAGATTCCAGGGATTATCCTTGGACTTCTTATGCCTGGAAAATCTCGGAATGCATCTTAAGCAGGCATCTGATATGGATAGAAAGAATATGCGGATCTATCCATTGACTGAGTTACTTCCATACAATGCTATGGACGCAAAGTATACATTTATACTAATGCGGTTATTAGAACGCCGATTGAAGGTAGAAGATTTACAGGAAGTATATGAGTTTCAAGTAGAACGTATACCAGCGTTGGTTGGGGCACAGATGATTGGTTTGGCGGTAGTACCAGAAAGGATTATTGAGATTGGTCAGATGTTGGCAGAAAAGATAACCACAGTGACTGTGGATATTTTAGGTTCCGACTGTGTATCTGAATACCAGCAGACCAATGGTATCTTTAACCCGGGGTCGGCAAAGCAGGTAGCTGTGTTATTAAAGGATATTGTGAAGGCTCCGGAGTTGAAAGGAACTAAAACAGGTAAGGATATTCTTGAGACGATAAGTCATCCTATCGCCAGACAAATTCTTGAATATCGGAAGTACAAGAAATTGGAGTCAACCTATCTGACTGGGTATAATGTAGGTGGAAAGTATGTTTACCCAGATGGAAAAGTCCATACGACCTTTACCAATACTAGTACAGTAACAGGACGTTTGTCAAGTAGTGGACCAAACCTTCAGAACTTCCCTGCTCGAGAAGATTCCTTTATTCGTGGTATACTGGGAGCCCCTCCTGGATATACGATGGTAAGTTTTGACTATGGACAGATAGAGGCGAGGGTAGTAGCAATGATGTCTAAGGACGCTACCTTGGTTAAGGCATTATGGGATAACTATGATATACATATGGTTTGGGCGGAAAAGTTGGCTGCTAAGAATGCATCAGAATATAAGGCGGTTGGTCGGAATATTAAGAAGTTCCGAAGTATCGTAAAGAATACTTTTACCTTTCCACTTATCTATGGCGCAATAAGCGAATCCATATCCAAGAATATTGGCACGTCTGTCGGAGTTATGGATGGTATAATTGCAGAATTCTGGGAGACCTTCCCGGGAATACGAGCGTGGCAGATAACGCTGCAAGAGCAGTATCATAAGTTTGGTTATGTTGAATGTTTAACTGGAAGACGTAGAAGGATGCCTTTAACTGATAATCAACTATTCAATGCTCCAGTGCAAGGCACGGCATCAGATATAGTGGTTGACTCAATGATCCGGTTGTCCCGGTTGTCCCAGGAATTAGATATTCACTGGTTACATCCGGCGGTAAATATACATGATGACTTGACCTATCTTCTTCCTACGAAAAAGCTGGAAGCAGGTATGGAAGTAATAGTTGAGGAAATGGTTCGTAAAAACTTTCCTTGGATAAATGTACCAATAACAATTGAAGCAAAGATTGGTCCAGATTGGGCAAATCTAAAAGAGATTGGAGTATTTAGTTCAGATGAATAATGCATACAATGTTAAATTTCGACCAGCGGAGCTAAGTGGGCTTATTGGACAAGAAACGATTGTCCGTTCGCTGAAGGATGTTCTGAAGAAGGGCACAGCCAGATGCTTTGTCTTACACGGACCCGCAGGAGTAGGCAAGACAACCACCGCCAGAATCATAGCAACTACCCTTGGCTGTGAGGATTGTAATCGGTTGGATATAGACGGGGCAACATATACCGGTATTGATAAAATGCGGGAAATTACTGAAAGCCTGAGATACCAGCCAATGACTAAAAGCAAGACGCGGGTGGTTATTGTGGATGAAGCACACCGATTATCTAAGCAAGCGTGGGACAGTCTTCTTAAGGATACAGAAGAACCACCTGTCGGGGTATACTGGATTTTCTGCACAACGGAGCCAGCAAAAATCCCGGCTACAATCCGCAGCAGGGGTGCTACGTATGAATTTAAGGCAGTAAGCTCGGAGAAAATATATGACCTACTTCTGAAAATAGCAAAGGAAGAAAAGTTAACTACTTCCGAGGATATCCTATATGCGATAGCAATCAAGTCTGGTGGTAGCGTACGAATATCTTTAACGGCGTTAGCTCAATGTTCCGGATGTGAAAGTGTAGCGGATGTAGAAGAGCTCCTGCACATCATCAGTGCCGAAGAAGGAGAAGCAGTTGAGCTGGCTCGCCTGCTATTAAAGGGAGCAACCTGGGCAAAGGCGTTAACCATACTCAAGAAGTTGGATGAGCAAGCCCCGGAAAGTATTCGGATGGTTATCTTGAGTTACTTGTCAAAGGTACTTCTAAACACTGCTTCTGAAGAAAGTGTGATGGAAATACTGTTTGTGATGGCGTGCTTCCGGAGTCCATATTACGCCGGGGAGGGCATGGCTCCGTTGCTATTGTCGTTGGGTAAGGTTATCTTTGTGTAAGTAAAACACGGGATCTATATATATTAATGAAAGGATAAATAGAAATGGTTACGAAACAAGAGTTACTGATAGACAAGAATGAGTTGGACAGGGAGCTGATAGAACAGGCTTCACAGTATCATGCTTCGGGAGAAGAGTATGCCAAGGCACAATCTCGCGTAGCATATCTTAAGGACCAGTTGTCCGCATTACAGGCATCAATCGATAGAGAGATTCGCCAGCAGGCATCTGAGGACAATGAGAAGGTTTCCGAGACCTTGGTTTTTAATCGAGTTGTGATGGACGACCGGTATCGTGCAATGAATATGGAAGTGCTACAAGCAAGGGAGGCTATGGAAAGTGCCGGTTCCTTACGTGATTCCTTTGCCCAACGTGCTTTCGCTTTGAAGGATTTAGTAGTATTGTATACCAGTGGTTATTTTGCAAGAAGTTGCGAAAAGGGTGTACCTCAAGCAACGCAAGATGCTATGGTGGATGATTATAGAAAAGGCATCAACGCTACACGCGTACGTCTAAACATGGCGATGCCACAGAAAGGAAGATGATTATGGCTTTTCAATACCAGGAAAGAACAAAGCAAGCAGTCCAGAAAAGGGCTACACAGAAGGGTGGATCGTTTGATTCCATCTTCAAACAACAGTTTGATTCCTTTTCAGTAAAAGAAGGGGACCAAAGAATTCGCATACTTCCACCAACGTGGGAAAATGCTGAGCATTATGGCATCGATATATATGTTCATTATGGCGTTGGGCCAGATGAGCAAACATATCTTTGTCTTGAGAAGAATGACGATATGATGGCATTGTTAGGTATGCCTTCGGAAGTATGCCCGTGTTGTGAAGAAAGGCGAAAAGCGGAAGCGGAAGGCATGACCGAATATGCGGACAGTTTGTATGTAACCAAACGCGTTCTTGTGTGGATGATAAATAGGGCGGACGAAGATGCTGGTCCTATACTATGGTCAATGCCGTGGACGATAGACCGGGATATGGCATCAGTCAGTATGGATAAAGCATCTGGCGAATACCTTTGCATTGACCATCCGACAGAAGGATATGATGCTGTCTTTACTAAAGAGGGTAAGGGGCAGAAGACCAAATATATTGGTATGCAGATAGCAAGACGAGCTACACCACTATTCGCCGATAAGGAATTGGTGGATTTGACACTTGAGTTTATTGTTAAGAATCCACTGCCATCTGTCCTCAATTTTTATCCTGCGGACTATATTGCGAACATCTTTGCCGGAAGTGCAGAAGTGGAAGCAGCGGCAGAAGCAACAGCAGCACCAGCCGCAGCACCACAAACGCGAGCTGAAGCAGCAGCCTTTTCAGTAGCGGATGTTCCTTTTGACGATGGACAGCCCTATGAGGAAGAAGTTGCAGCACCGCCACTGGCTCCAGCACCAGCACCGGCTCCAGCACCAAGGACAAGGACTCGTGTAGCAGATATAGTTCCGGCTCCGGCACCAGCACCGGCTCCAGCACCAAGGACAAGAGCAGCAGCTCCAGCACCAGCACCGGCTCCAGCACCAAGGACAAGAGCAGCAGCACCGGCACCGGCTCCAGCACCAGCACCGGCTCCAGCGGCTGACGCTTCTTTAGCAGATAGAAGAGCCCGTTTACGGGCAGCATTGAAGGATTAATCAACCATGGAAAGAGCCCGTATAGAAGAAGATTTATTTGACTTTACCACCGGGGTCGAAACATTCTCAAGTGGGTGTGAACTTCTTGACTGTGTATTAGGTGGTGGCTACCCGGTTGGTCGGGTAGTCAATGTTGTAGGCGATAAGTCGTCCGGAAAAACGTTGTTGGCGATAGAAGCGTGTGCTAACTTCGCTGCCAAGTATCCAGACGGGGTTATCAGATATCGTGAAGTCGAAGCAGCCTTTGATCCTAAATATGCTCAGGCATTAGGTCTGCCCCTGTCTCGTGTTGAGTTTCCAGCATCCATCTGTGAGACTGTGGAAGATATGTATGAAGATATAGTCAGTTTTATCGCCACTACGAAAATGGCAAGAGGATTGTATATATTGGATTCCTTGGACGCTCTGTCCGATAAAGCAGAGTTGGAAGGAGATTTTGGCGAAGCCAGTTTTGGTGTAAAGAAGGCTAAGTTAATGAGTCAGCTATTCCGCCGGATAACCCAGGCTGCTGCTAAAAGCAACGTAACCATATTAATTGTGTCCCAGATACGGGACAATGTTGGTGTGGTATTTGGAAAAGCAACAACACGTTCTGGCGGTAGGGCTTTGGACTTCTACTCATCTCAGGTATTGTTCTTAAAGCATATAAAGACGATGGTAAAAACCATTGACAAGATAGAGCGTCCTATTGGGGTTCTTATTCGGATAAAGTGTGAAAAGAATAAAATCGGTTTACCGTTCCGTGAATGTCAAGTACCAATAATCTTTGGTTATGGTGTGGACGATATTGCGGCAGGGGTGGACTGGCTTCTTGAGATTGGAAAAGAAAGTGAGTTAGACCTAAATGGGCAAGCATCTTGCACGGCTTTCTTCAAAAGAGTGAAGAAGGGTAATCGTGAAGAACGGCTGGCAATTCGTGGTCTGGTTGCTGAGACAGTCAACAAAGTTTGGAAAGAGGTAGAAAGTAAATTTTACCCTGACCTGTCAAAGTACTAATGGTATAAAGGTATGGGCTGGTTGGACATTTTAGGATCTGACCAGCTCGCGAAAGGTTAATATGGCGAATGGCAAGTATAAAGGTAGTGAGTTTGAGCGGGAAATGTGTAAGACATTAAGTTCATGGCTATCTGCGGGCAAACGATTGGATTACTTTTGGCGGTCAGCAATGTCTGGAGGACGAGCAACCGTTGCTATGAAAAAGAATATTGAGCTGGGAGCCAGTAGTGGCGACATCACGGCTATATGTTCAGAAGGAGAAGTCCTGACTAAGCAATTTATGATTGAATGCAAAGCATACCGTTCCTTGCAATTGGATCAATTGATATTTACGGATACCGGGGAATTTCGGTGGATATGGTTGAAGTTAAAAGCAGACTCAAAAAAGTATCACAGGGAACCAATGCTGATTGCCAAGCAAAACCAGAGACCAGTAATAGTTGGTTTGGGCAGACAAGGAAGGCTAATCTTGGATCCAAAATGGAAGTTAAAACAATTGGCCTGGTTTACCACGGACGATATTCAATTATTCCGATTATCGGATGTAATTAGTTTGAGTCCAGACTATGTAATCCCGGCGTTAACGCGACAAATAGAAAGAGGTGCAGAATGAACGTATTATTAACAGCAGATTGGCACTTAACTGATAAACCAGCGGACAGTTATCGGTTTAAGTTTCTTGATTGGCTCCGTGATTATGTTGCGGAGATGGAAGTAAGCAAGATTATAGTGTTAGGAGATATTACAGAGCATAAGGACTGCCACCCTTCGTCCTTGGTTAATGAGATAGTAAGAAGAATTGCAGATTTGACGCAACATTGTCCTATGGACATTCTTACTGGGAATCACGATTATATAGACGAAAATTGTCCTTTTTTCAAGTTTCTACAATATCTGCCTGGGGTGAATTTTATTACTCATCCTACGGCCATACCGGACATAAACAGCTTCTACATACCGAATCGCCGACATTGGTATGATGCTGAGTTAATTAGTGAGTGGGTAGCTCGTGATTATGATTACATCTTCTGTCATCAGTTATTTACTGGGGCAGTAAGTTTTTCTGGAAAAATGTTGATAGGTGCTTCTCCTTCTAATTTCACATCCAACAAGACTAAGATCTATGCTGGGGATATTCATAATCCGCAGATTGTGGGTCCGGTTGAGTATGTAGGGTCACCCTATCTGATAACCTTCGGTGACGCCTTTGAACCCCGGGTGATTCTTTTGGACACGCAATCAAAGAATTCTTGGTCAATAGCAACGCCGGTGTTCCTACACAAGAAGACGATAACCATCCATTCTATAGAAGAGTTGGAGGCAATGCGGTTAGGTGTTGATGACCTGGTAAAACTGATTGTAAGTATTCCACAAGACGAGACTCAGTATTGGGCGGATATTCGTAGTAGGATAGAGGATTATTTCTGTGAATCCAAAGCAGATTTACATAGTATGGAGTTGGTTATCGAAACACCAGAACAGAAGATTGGAAAGCTTGGTAAGGCTCCTGTTAAAACGAATCAGGACTTGTATGCTGACTATTGTAAGCAGGCTAATCTACCAGCGAATATTGTGGAAGTTGGAAGGGAGTTGATGAAATGATAAAGTCAGTTAGTATGACCAATTTTAAGAGCTTTAGGAAGACCCAGTCCTTTAATCTTCCAATTGTATCTGGCTTCTTTCTTGTGTCGGGAGATAATCAGGTTGACAAAGCACTGGAAGGGAATGGTGCTGGAAAATCATCTTTCTGGGATGCCATCGCCTGGTGCTTATATGGAAAGACTGCCCGGGGATTGAAAGCATCTAACATTATCAGTTGGGGTGAATTGACAGCAGAAGTAGTTGTGCAAATAACCGCCGGAGACTTTATTTACAACATCAGCCGTACCCAGAGTCCAAATTGCTTATCCGTGAATGGAAAGACAGTAGAGCAGAAGGTAGTGGACGATTTGATTGGCATAAACTATCTTGGCTTTATGAATGGTGTCTTAATGGGACAGTTTAATCCATTCTTCTTTGACCTGGGTCCCACCGATAAATTGGCACTGTTTTCAGATATTCTGAATTTGGATGTCTGGGATCGTTTTGCGGAGAAGGCAAAGCTTCTACTGGCGGACGTAACACGGAATTCACAGTTATGTCAATCACGATTAGACGGAAGTATTCGAGCATTGGGTCTTCTTGCAGATAGTGAGAAGTTAGCTTCTGAAAGAAAGGATGCTTGGCAAGAAAGCATTAACCAACAGTTAGAGCAGAAGAAAGCAGTTGTAGCAGGGTTAGAAGCTGAACTCAAACCAGTACTGATAACCCTGGCTGGATTGGAGCAAAAAGCAACCAGACAACCACAACCGCCGGATTTGTCAATTCGAGAAGAGGAGCTACAGAATGCTCGGGAGCTTTTTATGGATGCTGCTCAAAAGGTAACCATGTTAAGTGCCCAGATAAATACTGTTGATTCCGATATATGTAAGATAGAAAAGATGTTGGAGACAAGGGTATGTACCTACTGTGGAAACAAGATAAAGGTAGATCATTTAGCAGCAGAGGCAGAAATACTGTTTACTAACGCGGATGACTTAGATGCGAAAATGATTCTTGCTCGGTCGGATAAGGCAATATATGCGGAGGCCATTAAAACAGCGGAAAAGAGGCTGTGCACTGAGAAGCTTGTCTGGGACAAGGAATTAGCAGTCTACAACGAACAGGTGGACAGACCGCTTCGTCAACTACGGCAGGAAGTAAGTAGCAAGAAGAATACTATTGCGGTGCATCAGGAATACCTGGACAGTGTGAAGAAGCAGACGAATCCATATATTGTGGAGCTGAAAGCCCTAAGCCAGAAGGTTGCAGATACTCAGGCGGAGAAGAGCACGTACGAGGATGAGAAGACTCAGTATGACCAGAAGATAAGCGGTTATCAGTACTGGACAAAGGCATTCCGCGATATACGATTGTGGATCGTTAGTTCCTGTCTAAGCGAGTTTGAAATAGAAGTAAACAATACTCTTGTCCAGGTTGGTTTAGAGGGTTGGAAAATTGAGTTTGACGTTGAGAAGGAGAATAAGTCGGGTGGTATATCGAAAGGCTTTACTATCTTGGTCAAAGCTCCGTTTACTAATACTGCCATTCCGTGGGAAAGCTGGTCAGGTGGGGAAACTCAGCGACTGAGGTTGGCCGGGTCAATTGGTCTGGCTAATCTTATTCGGTCAAGAGTCCGCTTACCTTTTAACCTGGAAATATGGGACGAACCAACGCAGCATCTTTCTGTTCAAGGTATCGAGGATATGTTAAACTGGTTTTCATATCGCAGTCAGAAAGAAGGAAAGCAGATATACCTTCTCGACCACCATAGTCTGGACAAGGGCGTTTTTGACGGTGAGATACATATAGTCAAGGATGAGAATGGTAGCTCTATAACGACCGTTTTAAGTGCCTAAGATAATAAAAGATTTAACGAATCCGAGTGCATTTCATTTGACTTTATCGTCGAAATCCGTTATAATCTATATATAGAAATAGGATAATGGTTATCCTCAAGTAGACGAAATGAAACGAAATGAAAGGAACGAATGATGGCAAGATTAGCAAAGTTACAGAAGAACAATAAGAGATGGCAAGTTTTTTCAAAAGAGACCGGCGAAATTTTTGGTCAGTATATGCAGCATAAGAGATGTATAACTCTTCGGGATGAGCTGGTTAAGTTTGGCATTGTTGAGAAGAAATCAGAACTTCTTATCGCCAGTTGGCCAGTATCGACGTATGATGCCAGTTCTGGTATTTGTAGCAAGTATTATAAGATTCAGATGAGGGATTTACGCCAGAAAGCAGGTGTATGATGGCAAAGTTGATGAAAGAAGGCTGGTGTGTGGAAGACGATCCAAGCGGGGAAACCGTGGCACAGTTTTGGAGAAAAGAAGACGCAGAAGCGTTTGTGAGGCGGCAGCATCCAGACCATGTAAGTAACTTCAATCTCGAATTTGTGAAGCAGGAGCCAGTAGTGGCGGGAGAAGGTGTATGATGGCAAAGTTAGCAGAGGGAAAGATGGCACGGGGTTGGATGATGTGGGCAGTGGTTAACCCGGAAAGTGGTGAAATCTTTGGTAAGTATCGTCAGTACAGGAGGTGTCTGGATCTTATAGCAGAGATTCGTGAACTTGGTTCGATAGATACTCGGGAACCGTTGGTTATTCATTTGGTGACCTGTTCTGATTATCGGACGCGGAAGGCTGGTTTATGTGGGCAGGATTTCCGTCGTTTAATGAAGGTTTTGCGAGGGGACGCTAAACTACAGAAAGCAGGTGTATGATGGCAAAGCAGTCTAAAATACTTATTGGGATGATTACTGAAAGTTTTCAGGTGTCTGATGAAGAAGTCGTACTGTTCACAGAGCAGCATATGGATGGGTACGTTGGTGAGGATATGGTATCTTACATGGCGAATCTTGTCAACTTGGAAAGCAATACCGTGGAGCAGATGAACCTTGGTATGCTGAAGTCCTTTTATCCAGAAGTCGAAGGCAGGCGGGACAGAATCGCTTACTGGCGGTGGATGGGGGAGTTTACTGTGGAGGGGCAGCAAAGAAGAGCTGAGAATGAGCGTGCGGATGTAGAAAGCAGGATACGCTGATGTCCCCAGAATTCACAAGAATGGTGAAGGAAATGATTCGTGAGATGTCAGGCTGTAGGTATTGTTACCGTATCTACATTAATGGTCTCTATGAAAAGTTGGTGACCAGATGTAGATACGTATTACCGGTAGAAGGGCAAGCAGCCTGTGTTGATTATGTACTAGAATTTTTTAAGAAAGGAAATTGCGATGATAAGAAAAAAGTTAATTCAGTTACTCACTGACCTTCCTGAGTATGAGCTTCGTAAGGCAGATGAGATGTTCAAACTGGGACAGCTGGTTCGGACGTTAGGCGGTGGTTGGTTGTTCTATCGTGACCCGAGATGGATGGTTCAGGTAAACGATTTTCTGATTCTCTGGAATGGGAATGATAGTGGATATGAAGTTCGTTTGTTAGGCAATGTAATACCGCCGGAAGAGTCGAAGTATTACACAGACCTTAAGTTACTAAAGCAGGCAGTATGTCCTGAACAACTTTAACTGGAGAATGAAATGGCAAAGGATAAAAAAGAGTTTTCGCCCATAGATTGGGATAAACCAGGTATGGAACGGTTTACGGACGACTTTATGCAAGGAGCAGCAGTTTTCAACGCCAACGCCCACCCGCGAACGAATCTTATGGTAAAGATTACTGGGGACGATGGAACGTTGGATGGTGAGGAAGGCAACGCTTACGCTATAATGGCGAAGGTGCGGCAGGTACTAACGGACAGGGGTTTGGGTATAGCAGTAGCCCAGTTTCTTAAGGAAGCCCAGTCCGGCGATTATGAGCATCTTCTTGAAGTAGTTCACGATTGGGTGGAGGTGCAGTAATGGGTTACATCATAATTGGTTTAGTAGTAGTAGGTTTGGGTCCAACGTTATTGGTTCCATTCCTGAAAAAGCACGAAGCTTGTCAACTTGAACAGAAGGAAGTGAAATGAAGGCAGGTAGAATTACCAGAAATATAGAGTCCTACCAGACTGAGGAAGTTACCAGTACTAAGAAGCCCCGGGTCAATCTTGATTATGAACCAGGCATCCTTCTTGGGAAGTTTGCTACGATAGCTACTGACAGATCCAGGTGGGATAGAGCGAAGATTGTAGAAGACCATCCTAACCTATTTATTGTGGAATATCGGAAATGGGTTAAGGCTGAGTTGGGGCGGGATCTGAAGATTGTTAGAGAAAGCATATGCAAAGCTCATATCACTGAATTTAGAGCGTTTACTAACTAAGGTGATATGTTTTTGATAAACCAGAAAGGTTAGGTGTAGTATGATTAAGAAACTTGTTTTACTGGCACTGTTTACGATAGTAATGGCCTTGAGCCTCTATATCGCAGGCTGCACGGAAAAGCAAAGAGAAGGTGTAGATGCTGCAGTAGCGAAAACTCAGGAAACCGTAAGTGCTATGACACCAGTGGTTACAGTGGCAAGCACAGCATATCCGCCACTTGTGGTGGTTAATGGAGTGTTGGCGGTTCTTGGAGCAGCAGCAGCAGTATGGCAGTCAGGACGTAAGAAGGACGTAGAGTTAGTCGCTTCTGAAATTATAAAAGGTGTCCAGGCTGCTAAGGTTGCTTTACCTCAAGTCAAGGCGACTATCAATGCTGCCCTCGAAAGCAAGGCAGGGCAGGCTACCAAGGATTATGTAGCCATTGTTAAGACGAAGCTATAGCAAGAACTCAGGGAGCGAGTCCGTACGCCAGACTCGCTTTTTTGCCTATACTAATACATAGGCCATGTCGAGATCGTCAAGCAGGGCTAATTTATGAGGGTAGAAAAGTGGTGGATTATCTGAAACCAAGGGAAGACAGGCTGAGATGTAAGTTACATCCGGAACGCAATGAATGGGCAACAGTAAATGGTATTCCACAGTGTGTTGAGTGTCACGAGCAGTGGTTAATAGAGCGAAATAAGAAAGAAATGAGGAAATAGAGATGGATAAGGAAATTGAAGAAGTTACTTACAAAGGAAAGGTATATGAAAATGTTGAGCGTCCTGAAAAGTTTATGCAATACTGTGCTTCCTGCGATATAGGCACGGAGTGTCTGTCGTTTCAGAAGGTCATTGGCAGGGAATGCAAGCTATCCGAAATATGGAGAGAAAAAGAAATGAGTAAGCTAAAGAAATTACCAGTGGATATTCAGAAGGTGCGTAAGAGTCTTAAGGTTGGAGATTTGATTTATGTTTACTGCCGATTAAGGAGGTGGAAGTTCCGCCGGAACCGTATCTGGAGAAGGGAATACTTTGAGCAATGGCTGGAGGCAATCTATCTTGGCTCCAGGACAATCATGGATGGTCGGGTTGCTTTTGACCCGGAGTATATTGAGTTTATGCCAGATTCTTGGAGTACAGTGGCATTGGTTAAGATCCTGGATAACAGAACTAATCCATTCTATTGCACTTTTGACAGTCTCATAGTTAAAGGCTGGATGGATAAAGAGGAAGTCAAGAAGATACCCTGTCCCTTCCAGAAACCATCGAAGGGATCTTATCAGCGGATGGACGGTAAGTATGAATCTATAGCAGACTTGCCCCGGGAAGGTGTGTCTTTACAGGAAAGGGTTCGTCTTGATAAGCAGAAGGAAGAAGGGTGGGACGAATGAAAGTTGCAATAGTCATAGATGGTGAAAGTGCTAAGGATTTATTTGCAGTCGGGTCAAAAGACCTCGTCCAATACTTCCTACCGAAGAAGTGGGGTGTCAAAAAGAAGGATGTTGTAAAGATTACCATGGAACAGTTTTTTGTAGACGATAAGGAAGTAACCCTCTCAGAAGTCTACAGCTCCGGCAAACCTTTTAGGACACGCTCAGATAATTATCGCCGAAAGGATAAAGGTGAGGCAACAACAGTACTTGAGGCATCCCAACGTAGTGGGAAGGAAGCACGGCAGGAAGAAATATTGAATGAGTTCGCTGCCGCAGAACAGGAGCAGTTTAAGGGCAAAGAGAATATGGTTAAGCCAGATGAATAAGTTGAGCCGCTACTAATACCCCGTTTCTCGGTGACCTTCAGTAAACTCCTAATGCAATAAACCAACTGAAGGTCATCTTTTTTCGTGTTAATACTGGCACTTATACGGTTTGAGATGAAAGTAGCAGGAATATCCTTGACTTAGAAGGAATAAGAATATAAAATAGGGTTATAGAAAAGGAATTAATTATGGTAAAAGTAGGTGCAAAAGCAGGTGGACGTACAGCAGGCGATTACGCAATAGGTAGACGTAGGGCTCTACGTGAACTGGACAAGATATTAGAGATAGAGGGTAACTTGAATAAGCTATCCGTAGCATTTCAAAAGAGGTTTGACAAGAATCCGTTCGAGTTCTTTACAAAGCTGGTTATGCCTTTACTGCCTGATGTTGAGGACAGTAGAGGGGAAGGTGGAGTTGGTCAAACGACACTTACACCAGACCAGGTTGTCTTGGAAATGGATATGAGAACGTGTACGTTTAATCGGAATGGAATAAGTGAAACTAATGTAAGACCGAGAATCAAACTCAGGGAAGGAAGTTAAAACTATGCATAATCTAATAATGGATGATGAATTTGTGTGGATGATAGGACAGTTACTGGGAGCAGGAATAATGTTAACCATAGCAGCAGTAGTATGCAATTATATGGTAAAGACATATAAGATGAGGCACGGCTTCTGGTTCCTATTTTGGTTATTCCCCTGGTCGTTACTTCCTTTCGTGTTCCGAACGTTAGCAAACGATTGCAATACGGATAAAGAAGAAAGTGTATATGTAATCAACGTTAAATTATCACCACAAGTATATGCGTTACTTCTTAAGGAATTATTAATTAAATCCCCGGATACAGATATATTAGATAATAATATGGTCAAGATGGAACTTGGTAGGGAAGTGTCAAGGAAGCTTATTCTATGGCAGATAGCGAAAACTCGGGCAGGGAAGAAATAGCAAGGAAGTACCGGAGGGTGGATGAAGTGGCAAACCAGTTCAATAAGAAAAGACGCGAGGATCTATGATTGATTTACCAGACAATTGGACACCACTAAACTACCACCCAACCCAGTTCAAGTTGTGGACAACTAAGGCGAGATTCGTAGCTGTCCCAGCGGGGCGGGGTTCGGGGAAAACTGAATTGGCGAGAAGAAGGCTGGTTAGAATGTTACCAGTAAAGAAGGCATGGGGCAATCCAATGTACTTCTACGGAGCCCCGACCTACGGACAAGCCAAACGTATTGCCTGGGATCCGATTGTTCGTCTTATACCGAAGGAATGGATAGAAAGCATTTCAGCCTCGGAACTGTTGATAAGGACGGTATTCGGAAGTGAGTTACATATAGTTGGACTTGACAAACCACAACGTGTAGAGGGTAATCAGTGGGACGGTTGTGTGTTAGACGAAAGCTGCGATCTCAAACCGAAAACGTTTGACCTGAGCATACTACCGGCACTTACGTGGAGAAACGGATGGTGTTGGAGGATAGGTGTTCCGAAGAGGTTTGGAATAGGAGCAGTTGAGTTCCATGAGTTCTACGATGCTGCGTGCAGAGGTGATGTCCCAGACGCGGAAGGTTTTACGTGGCCATCATCAGACATCGTTCCAAAGGCATCCTTAGACTACGCCCGCTCCGTGATGGACGAGCGTGATTTTAATGAACAGTTCAACGCCAGTTGGCAGACAGCGGGTGGTGGTGTCTTCCATGCCTTTGACAAGGACAGGAATGTAAGGCCAGTAGCCTACGACCCACACAAGACAATCTTAGTTGGTTCTGACTTCAACGTCGATCCAATGGCTTGGGTCTTATGTCACCGCAGAGCGAATGTAATAGAAGTGTTTGATGAACTCTGGTTGAGGAATACAAATACCCAGGCAACCCTCCGCATATTAGCAGAACGATACCCTGACCACCAGGGTGGGTGGGAGTTTTATGGGGATGCTACTGGACGAGCAAGAAAGACATCCGCTACATCAAGTGATATACAGCAGATATCTAACTACCCGCAGTTCCTCAGGCAGGGAAGGACAATCTTATACTTATACTCCAATCCCCTGGTAGGTGATAGATTCGCAGCAACCAATGCAAGGATATGCAGTGCGGACGGACAAAGAAACCTGTTCGTTGACCCGAGATGTAAGCATCTGATATTCGACTTGCAAAGCAGGGTTTACAAACCAGGCACACGAGAAGTGAATGACGTGGGCGATATAGGGCATATAACTGATGCCATGGGCTACATTGTCTACAAGCTCTTCCCAATCCGAATAAAGGTGGAAGTAAACGAAGAGTATGAAGTATACGTTACAGACCCAGCCAGCCAAGCCCATGCAAGGCCAGCAGATAGATTCTTAAAACAGAAGGCAGCAGTAGCTGCTTCTATTAACCATAGTGAGAAGATGCCAGCAACCTCAATTAGAAGGGAACGGTTAAAATGATAGGTACAGAGATAAAGATACCGCAGATAGATGCCAGGGTAAAGATTGGTGAGATAACTCCTCCGCAGGTCGACTATATCATTAGCACACAAGAGCTGATGAAAACGATGGCCACTGGGGCATCCTACAAGCTATACCGGGAAATCAGGCAGGATCCAACAGTAGCCTTGGCAAGGGCACTAATCTTGGCTACTGCGTTAAGTGGTGATTGGTCAGTAGAGTCCGAGAAGGACGTACCGGACGATGCCGTAGAAATGATAAACAAATGCCTTCTACCACTCCGTGAACAGATTATGGAGTCCGCTTTGAGTGGTGGTATTGACTTCGGATGGCAGGGCTTTGAGAAATGCTTTACCGTCGTGGATGGGATGATAGTATTAAGCAAGCTCAAACCACTACTCCACGAAATGACAGAGGTCTTGGTCATAACTGAGACAGGAGAATACGCCGGGTATAAGCAGTCACCATACTCGGGCAACGAGGTGTTCTTAGATGTGAATAAGTGTCTGCACATAGCATTTCGAATAGAAGGCACGAATTGGTATGGCACAAGTCTTCTTGAGAATGTAAGGAAGACGATGGAGAAATACGACAGAGCCGAGTTCTCAGCCGCCGAATATGATAAGAAAGTGGCGGGTAGTCACTTTATTGTTTACTACCCATCCGGGACATCTATTATCGGTGGGGTAGTTACTTCCAACGCAACCGTAGCATCGCAGCTCCTGGGAGCCCTGGAAAACAGTGGGTCCATTACTGTGCCGCGAACCGTGATAGAATACGTTGACCAGTTGAATAACTCGGAAAATGTAGGGTGGAAGATTGAGCTACTCGAAGACAATGGTGGACGCCAACCAACCTTCGTCGAAAGATTAAAATATCTTGATGCATTGAAGGTAAGGGCATTGTTAGTGCCAGAACGAGCTATCTTGGAAGCTGAGTTCGGAACCAAGGCAGAGGCAGGTGAGCACGGCGATATGGCACTTAAGAATATCCAGTTGACTGACCGCCAGATAACCCGGATGGTCAATCAGCAGGTGGTAGACCAACTACTAGCACTTAATTACGGAGAAGACTTTAGAGGTAAAGTGTGGCTACAAGCAGCACCGTTGATAGATGAGCAGATTCAATACCTCCGAAGCATCTATACCGCCCTCGTAACTAACCCACAGGGGTTCGCAGAAGAGTTTATGACAATAGACACGGACTCCATCAAAGACAAACTTCAGATACCAAAGCTGGACGTAGTAGCTGAGCAGGGCTCCCAACTACCACCATTGGACTCCGCAGAGCCTCTAAACGAGGGAATTCCAGAGGACGAAGAGGTTCAATTGTCAAAATTTGCGAAAGTGGTAGGATTTTGGAAGAAACCGACCAGGGCTGCGGCGGGCAGGACAAAGAAGTAACCTATCCAAAGACATAGGCTACCAGTAGATCCTCAAGCAGGGCTAAAAGATGAAAGGGGTTTTTGCTATGGCAGACGGAAAATATGCGGTTAGTATGGAAGAACGGGCACTCGCGATACAAATGGCGAATGAGACGTATGTTATTGAGCACCGTGGAGCAGAAGCCGCGGCAAAGGTCGCTGCCAGGGCAAGGGCGAAAGTTAGGACAGCCTTCAAGCGTGGCCAATACTATCCAGGCATCATAACCGCAGAATTGATGAAAGCCAAGGACGAGCTCTTGGAAGCCACGATAGGTGCACATCTTCTTGGGTTGAAGAGGAGGTTAGACACTGCCAACCTACAGTTGTCTGCCTCCACACCACAAGTCCAGTACTTGAGGAAGTTACTTAATCTGAAGAAGGCTGAGCTGGACAAGCTTAAGCAAGTCTATGGAGACCAGATTGACCTGGCACTTATCAAGACAGGGGCAATGGCAGAGGGAAAGGTTAACACTGCCATCTACCAGTCACTAAACAAGGGTGAGCATATTCGAGATGCCACCAAGCGATTAGAAAAGGCATTCGACGCATCAGGAATCAGTCCAACCAACTCATATCAGATAGAAGGCCTCTTCCGCACTCAGGCACAGATGGCATACAGCGGAGCGAAGTGGCAAGCTAACCAGGAAGGGTATGTTGGGGAGTTCCTTTGGGGTTATAAGTATGTAACCGTCGGCGATGACCGAGTAAGAATGACACACAGAATGTTAGATGGCGTTATCTTGCAAAAGAACCACCCAAAGTGGGACAAGATATTCCCGCCGAACGGGTGGGGTTGTAGGTGCCAGGTTATTGAGATATTCCATCCAATGCAGGAACAGTTACCACCAGAATCCTATACTGACAAAAATGGTGTCCAGAAGTATGTTGGTGCGGACGAAGGTTTTGACTTCAACCCGGGACAGCTACTGCACTATGCCACCAAACCGATTACCAAGACAGTAGCCGATATTCATCAGCAGGTAGCGGAGGCGATAAAGCAAAAGAAGCTTGATATTGAGGCGTTGAAAGAAAAGCTGGCCGCCGCAGAGGCGAAGATAGTTGAGAAGGAGAAAGTTTGGAATACCTTAGCAGATAAACCCACCAGCCCAACTTTGACGGAAGAAGAGTTGATGAAAGTAACAGGACAGTATACTACCCACGTTGGCAAGTCACTATACAATGTGTATGGAGAAGAAGGAAAGGTGTCCTTTGCAGCAGATGGGTTATTCGTAGTATACCATGAGAATGGAACACCACCAACGCTTCAGGAAATGCAAAAGATAGTTATGGAAGGTGGTGATGCTTTATTAGTAATGGGTAAGGATGGGTCAGTCTCAAGCCTAAACCTCGATCCGTCGGTAGTAACGGATGATTACCTGGAAAAGTTATATCTGGTTTATCTTGAGAAAACGGATTCAAGCTCTAATATTGAAACATTGAATGAACAGTTTGAAGCAGCAGTAAAAGAAGTTACTGATGATGCTTGG